CGTGGTACTCTTGCAGTAACTGGTACAACTACTCTTAGTGCTAAAGCAAGTTATTTAACTAACTTAGCTCCATTCACTGCACTTCAAATTCCAGATGCTGCTTATGTAACTGGTTTAACTTCACAAGCTATTTTAACAGCAAGCAACGGCTTAACTAAAACAGGTCAAAATGTAACTCTTGGTGGTGCGTTGGTTGGTAACACCACAATTAATGGTGCATTCAACTTAGGTTTCAACAATACAAATGTAAATATTAGTGGTAGTACTGGCGTAAATATTACAACTGCTGCTGCTGGTTTAAAATTAGTAACTGCTCCTTCAACTGGTAGTGCAGTAACCGATTTGGTTCTTGTTAGAGCAACTGACGGTACTGTAAAAACTGTTGCATCAAGTTCTGTTGGTGATAAAAACAATATCTATAGCATAACTGCTGTAACTACTAACGTAACGTTAACAACAGCTTCACCATATGTGATTCTTGTTAATGGTGCTGCTCCTGTAACAATTACTTTACCTGCTGTTCCAGTTACTGGTGAAGCATTCAAAATTAAGGATATTAGTAATGCTGCTGTTACAAACAACATCACAATCAATAGAAATGGTAAAAACGTTGATGGTGCTGCTGCTGATGCTTTGATTAATACGTCTGGTGGTGCAATTGAACTTGTTTATGACGGTTCAGCATCATGGTACACATTATCATTCGTCAACTAATCAACGAATGGATTTTGAAAAGGGAGCACATGTTGGTACATGTTGCTCCTTTTTTTTTTCATTTTTTTTCATAATTATTCAAGATTTTTCAAATTTTTACGTATCAATATAAAATCATACATTATAATGAGTGTTGTGTACATTTATGGTCTGATTGACCCTCGAAACGAATTAACTGTTGAAAATGTTCGATATGTTGGGAAGACGAAAAATGCTGTTAGACGTAGATTATCAAAACATGTGGAAGATAGTAAAAATAGTCAACTACCCGTGCATAAATGGGTACGAAACATAATTTTAAAAGGTCAAAGACCAGTTTATATTGTACTTGAAGAATGCGATGAAAATAACTGGAAAGAGGGAGAAAGAAAGCATATTGCTCTGCTTCGAAAGTCAAATAGACTATTAAATGTGACTGATGGTGGAGAAGAGGCTGGAAACTATTATCATCCATCAATAGAATTATATTGTTATGATGAAAACGGTGATTTTAGGAAAAAATATGTGTCAATGACAGAGGCTTGTAACGATGTTCATGTTAGCATGTCAAAAATATTATTGGCATTAAATCAAAAAATGAATAAAAGTTCTGCTGGTTGCTATTGGTTTACAACACCACAAGAAAAAGAAAATATTGTATTTAGAAAAGCAGCAAAAAGAAATATTCCAATTATTCAAAAAACATTGAATGGAGAATTTATTGCTGAATTTAGTGGTCAAGGTGAAGCAGAAAAATTAACGGGAATTAGTTCGAAATTAATAAATAAGTGCTTAAGAATCCCAACTTATACACAAACAAATAGTTATAAATGGGAATATAAAAAATAATTTTATTATGAAAAATAACAAGATAACAAAAAATGACAATATGAAAAATGATGGAACAATAAAGCCTGATGATAAATTTGTAATATTTCATGCAGAGGGTGGGCACGGAAAAATGTGTGTGGCGACTGCTGTTTGTCGTGCATTAAAGAAAGCATATCCAGACAGAAAATTAATTGTAGTTACAGCGTGGGACGGTCCGTTCTTTTATAATCCAGATGTGTGGCGTTTCTATACATTCGGACAAATGCAGTATTTTTACGATGACTACATCAATGCAGACACTAAAATATTTAGACAAGAAGTTTATCATACCGAAGACCATATTTTACAGAGAAAACATATTGTGCAATCTTGGTGCGATATGATTGGTATTCCTTCTGATGGTATTACACCTAAAATCTATTTAAACCCTAGAGAGCTTGAAATAGCGAAGGATAAAATCAAACCAGATGGTAGACCCATAATGTTATTACAGACGCATGGCGGGTCTCCTACAGGGCAATACAGCAAGAAATCTTGGTATAGAGATATGCCAATCGAAATTGCACAGAAACTTGCTAATTATTTCAGTAAGTCATATCGTATTTTGCATATTAAAGCACCAGAGCAACCTGTTCTACAAAATGTAGAGCCACTTATTCTGCCATTTAGAGAATTATATGCAGTATTTCCATTATCAACAAAAAGATTATTTATTGATAGTTTTTCTCAGCATGTGGCTGCTGCGTTGGACTTACAGAGCACAGTTGTATGGATTGGAAACAAACCCGAAGTGTTCGGATATCCCGAACACATCAACATCAGTCCAAATGCAAATTATGTAAGAGAATTGAATAAGTTCAGTTATCTTGACCAGTTCGATATTAGTGGTCAGATTCAACAATTTCCATATGATACAGTTAATTTATTGGATGTAAACCAAATAATTGATGCTGTAAATAGACAAAAATAATTTCTTGTTTCTTTTGTTTCATTAAAAAACCTGTCCATTTCGACAGGTTTTTTTTATTTGGTTTAAATTAAGTTCTGTTTGTAAAGTATTTATCTTTAATAATTATAAGATAATATGGGATACGACAATAAACCAAATATTAATGATAGACAATTTGCGCAGGCAAGTGGTGATACTATGCATCTTTATGGTACAAATATCATTAGTAGAGCAAGTGGTGCTACTACGGGTGGAACCATAAGTTCCAATAGAGGTTATCAAATTAGTGGATGTACAATACTTAAATTATCATCATACCCAAACAATAATTCAATTTATTTAGGTAATCTTGCGGGAAATGCTAACGGAAATGGAAATAATAATCTTGGTATTGGTAGTTCTTCTCTTTATTTAAATACTACTGGATATGATAATATTGCTATTGGTAGTTCTGCTCTATGTGGTAATTCTACGGGAAGTTCAAATACAGTAATTGGTGTTGAAGCATTAGCTCAGACTGTTAATATTGGAAGTAAAAATGTTGCAATTGGTTATCAATCACTATATCAAAATAGTAGTGGTTCGGGAAACAGTGCCAATGGCTATAAATCAATGTGGACTAATGCAAATGGTAATTGTAATGTTGCTTTAGGATATTGTTCATTATATTCAAATGTAGGCGGTTGCTATAATGTTGGAATTGGTGTGTGTAGTTTGATTAAAAACATAAATGGTTGTAATAACGTAGCAAATGGCTATCAGGCACTTTATTGTAATACAACTGGTTGTGAAAATGTTGCAATTGGTACTTCGACACTGTGTTATAATCAAACAGGTTTAAATAATATTGCAATTGGTCAACAAGCCTTACAAAATAATCTTGGTGGTAATTTTAATATTGCACATGGTTTTCAGGCATTATTAGCTAATAGTGGTGGAGCATTAAACATTGCACTTGGATATCAGGCGTTAGCAGCAAATAATGGTAGTTATAATATTGCACTTGGCTATAAAGCAAATACCAGTAATACGACTGCTTCAAATAATGTTGCAATTGGCCATTGTAGTTTATGTAAAAACACAATAGGTGCTGGCAATGTCGCAATTGGTGGATATGCAATGATTTGTAATATTAGTGGCAGCAATAATGTTGTTGAAGGCACATGTGCTGGATTTTGTAATGTTGGTGGTAATGGTAATGTTATGATTGGCTGTGGTGCTGGTTATTTTACCAGTGGTTCATCAAATGTGTTTCTTGGTAGATGTGCTGGTTATTTTGAAACTGGTTCAAATAAATTATATATTGCTAATACAACATTGTGTACTTTAATTTATGGCGACTTTAGTGGAAACACAGTCACTCTTCCAACACTATTAATCTGTAATATTCCCGCAACTGGTGTGTGTACTGATAATGTATTGGTTTGGAATGCCAGTACTTGTTCAGTAAAAAAACTTCCATATTCAAGCGGTGGAACTGGCGGTGGAATATCGACAGCTAATAATGGTTTAAACGTTGCAGGTACAAATGTACGTTTAGGCGGTGCTCTAACTGGTAATACTTCGTTAAGTGGCAACTATACACTAACTTTTAGTGGTGGAAGTAAATTAAATACTATATGTGGATATCAAATTTGTGGTCAGACTATATTTAAAACATCCCCAAATGATATTAATTCGATTTATTTGGGCAATCTTACTGGCAATCTTACGGGTACAGGCACTTCTAATATTGGAATTGGTCAGAATAGTTTAGTTGGCATTACCACTGGTATTGATAATATTGGTATTGGTCAACGGACACTGTATAGTAATACTGGTGGTACTTATAATGTTGGTATTGGTAGTTGTGCCTCATATTCCAATAAAATTGGAAGTTATATTACTTCTGTTGGATATCGTGCACTATATAACAATCTTGGAAGTGGAAATGTCGGTATTGGCGCAGATGCAATGTATTCAAATAGTACCGGTATCCTTAATGTTGCTGTTGGTGTACATGCAATGCAACTTAATACTGTTGCTTGTAATAATACGGCAATTGGTGCAAATGCATCGTTTTGTAATGTTACTGGTACTCTTAATACTGCAATTGGTTCATGTTCTTTACATTTGAATACAAGTAGTTGTAATACTGCAAGTGGTTTTCAAGCGTTATATAGTAATATTTCTGGAAGTGGTAATACTGCAACAGGTCTTCAAGCATTATTTAGCAATACTACTGGTTGTAATAATGCCGCTTTTGGCTATAAATCTGGTGCAGAGGCTCTGTTAAATATTACTACACAATGTAATCAAGTGGTTATTGGTAATAATAATACTACTGATGCTACTATTAAAGTAGCTTGGACGGTTGTTTCAGATGAACGCGATAAAATGTGTTTTGGTTGTGTTGCACACGGATTGAATTTTGTTAATGAACTTAAACCAATTTCATATCAATTTAAGGAATCTCGTGAATGTGAAATACCTGTTGGTAGTATAAGATATGGCTTTAAGGCACAAGATATTTTAGCTTTAGAAGGCGAAAATCCTGTTGTTATTGGTTGTGATGACCCAGAACATTTGAAATACAATGAATCCAATTTGATTCCAATATATGCAAATGCAATTAAAGAACTTAGTCAGAAGATTTTATTATTGGAAAATGAAATGATGTTATTAAAAAGTAGAATCCAATAATATTTGATTTTTATTTTTAACTCTTAAATTAATAGGGAGTTTTTAGTATTTATCTTAGGGTATTGATAATACCGAAATAAATTTTTATAAAATGGGATTCGAAACAAAACCAAATCTAACAGACGGTAAATTTGAACAGTGCACTAGTGATATTCTAACGCTTTATGGTTGTACACAAGTAACTGGTACTCTGGATGTTCATCCATTAGGTAGCATTGATTCGTGTAGTGGATATAAGATTTCGGGTTCAACAGTATTAAGAACATCGAATAGTACAATTAATTCAATATATCTGGGTACACTTGCTGGTTCGAATGGAATTGGTGAATTTAATTTTGGTGTTGGTTGTCAGGTTTTACAAGCAAATACTTCTGGTAACAATAATATTGCAATGGGTTTTACCACAATGGCAACAAATACTATTGGCTGTTATAATACTGCAATTGGTGCATTGGCAATGTTTCACAATCTCAGTGGTAACTGGAATGTTGCAAATGGAGTGTGTACACTTCATACAAACACTACTGGTAATTATAATATTGCCGAAGGTTTTTGTGCTTTAGGTGCAAATACCAGTGGATGTTATAATGTCGGCATTGGTACAAACGCTGCATATAATAATGGTACGACAATAAATAATATTGCAATTGGTAATAGTGCTGCATTTAGTAATACTGGTGGTACTTGTAATATTGCAATTGGCTATCAGGCGTTTTATTTGGGATGTGGTGGCAATGATAATGTTGCTATTGGTGAATGCGCATTATATAATAATTGCACTGGCGTTGATAACATTGCAATCGGTACATGTTCATTAGAATCTAATACTAGTGGAAATCGAAACATTGCCTTGGGATTGAAGACGTTAAATAATAATACAACTGGTGGTTCGAACTTTGCTGTTGGTTCTGCTACATTATTCGCCAATACTACAGGTGGTAATAATATTGCAATTGGCGATGGTGCGTTAACAACAAACAATGGTAATAGTAATATTGCATTGGGATTTAATACCTTATGCTCAAATACAAGCGGTTGTTGTAATATTGGAATTGGTCATCAAGCATTGTTTTTCAACACAACTGGTTGTTTTAATATTGGTGAGGGTGTGCAAACATTATATAATAATATTTGTGGGTGTAATAATGTAGCACTCGGTTGGTCTACTATGTGTGCTAATACATGTGGTAGTAATAATGTAGCAATTGGTGCACAGGCATTAACTAATAATACTTGTGGTGTTAATAATGTGGCATTAGGCCAAAGTGCATTACAATATAATACACTTGGTATGAATAATGTTGCATTAGGTAATAATCCACTACCATCTAATACAACTGGTTGTGATAATTTTGCTGTTGGTTATCGTACTTTAAATTGTAACACTACTGGTTGCAATAATATTGCATTTGGATTTTGTGCATTACCAAAAAATGTTGCTGGTAGTGATAATATTTCACAGGGTGCATATTCTACATTTGTGCTTACTGGTGGTAGTAGTAACATTGGATTAGGTTTATTTACATTGGGACATCTTGTTAATGGAAATTATAACGTAGCTATTGGTCATAATGCTGGCTATGTAACAACGGGTTCTTCTAATGTTTTTATTGGACCTTTTGCTGGTTATACTGAAAGTGGGTCAAGTAAATTACATATTGGTAATACAACGACATGTACATTAATTTGTGGTGATTTTGTTGCAAAAACTGTTGCAATACCAATTTTAAAACTTAGTTCGACTCCTGCAACTGGTGTGTGTACAGATAGTGTATTAGTATGGAACTCAGCTACTTGCTGTATTAAAAAAGTGCCATATTATAGTGCTTCTACAGTTACTATAACAGCAAATAATGGTTTAACAAAATCAGGTAATAATATACGTTTAGGTGGTGCTCTAACTGGTGATACTACAATTAGTGGCGCATATATTTTAAATATTTGTGATGGTGCTCAATTAAATACTAACTGTGGCCTTATGATTAGGGGCACAAAAATGCTTTCAAGTAATGCAAATTATTCAATATATATGGGTATTGGTACTGCTGGTAATACCTCTACTGGTGCTGGCAATTTTATTGCAGGAGCAAATTCATTTACTTCGGCTACTACTGCTGATAACAACATAGGAATTGGTGGTGGTGCATTAAGTACACTTATTACTGGTAGTGATAATATTGCAATTGGAAGAAGTTCATTATATTCTTTGACTGGTGGAAGTAGTAATTTTGGATTCGGGATTAGTTCTTTATGTGGTAATATATGTGGTTGTAATAACATTGGATTCGGTGGTTTTGTGTTGTATAGTAATACAATTGGGTGTGGCAATATAGCATTTGGTCAAGAAGCATTATATAATAATGTAAATGGAAAATATAATGTAGCAATTGGTACTTGTGCTGGTTATAATGAAACTGGTTCAGCTAAATTTTATGTTGCAACAGGTGCAACTCGTAATTTGATTTATGGTGATTTTACTTCTAATATTATAACCCTACCAACACTTAAATTATGTAATATACCAACACTTGGAAGTGTTACTGATGATGTATTAATCTATAATTCTGGCACAACCTGTGTCCAAAGAATTGCTGCATCAACATTAGTTAGTAGTGGTGGTGGAATAACAACAGCTAATAACGGTTTAAATAAAGCAGGTACAAATGTACGTTTAGGAGGCGCACTAACTGGCGACACTTCAATTACAGGTGCATATAAACTAAGAATTACTGGTGGTACATTACTTAGTACTGAGTGTGGCTATCAGATTAATGATGTTACATTATTTAAGTCTGGTAATGGTGGAAGCGACCCAATATCAAACATTTTCCTTGGTGATACTGCTGGTGGTGCTGGTCGTGCTGGTTGTAATAATGTCGTTGTTGGTCGTGTTGCTATGACGTTTGGTGCTAATGGCGATAATAATGTTGCAATAGGTACTGGTGCATTGGTATATAATCCAAGTGGTTGTCAAAACACAGCACTTGGTGCTGGTGCTGGTACTACACTAAGCGTGGCAAGTGGTTCACGTAACGTATTTGTTGGTTATCAAGCTGGTTATGGTGAATTTGGTTCAGATAAATTATATATTGCCAATTGTCCAACAACTACATTAATTTATGGTGATTTTGCTGCTAAGTGTTTACAAATCGGTGGTCAGTTAAAAGTAACTGGTGTAACTACAGGTAACTTAGGAACTGATTGTGTTGTGATGTGGAATCCAACCGATAAATTATTCAAACAAATTACGGCAGCATCTTTAGTTGGTAGTGGTAGTGGAATAACTGGTGCAACTAACGGCTTAAATACAACTGCTGACCATAAGGTTCATTTGGGTGGTGCTTTAACTGGTGATACTTTAATCAGTGGTGCACATACTTTGAGTTTCTGTAGTGGTGCATTACTTAACACTCAATGTGGTTATCAGATTTCAGGTCAGACAATATTAAGAACGTCACCAAATAATTCCACTACAATATATTTGGGTAATGGTTCTGGTAGTAATACAAATACTGGTGCTAATAATATTGCGATTGGTTGTAACACGCTTAGTTTTAATTCAATAGGTACTGATAATATTGCTGTGGGTCAGAGTGCAATATTCTGTAATATTAGTGGTTCTTCTAATATTGGTATTGGTGCAGGTACATTGGGTTTTAATTGTGTTGGTTGTGAAAATATAGCAATAGGTGAGGGAGCAATTTCAAGTAATAGTAGTGGTTGTTATAATATTGGTATTGGCGCAGGTGCTTTGTGGAGTAATAATACTGGTAAATATAATGTTGCCATTGGTACATGTGCTGGATATGGTGCTTCGAGTTCCGCCAAACTTTATATTGCAACAGGTTCTACTCGTAATTTAATTTATGGTGATTTTGCTACTAATCAAGTAACATTACCAGCATTAATACTTTGCGATACCCCTACTGGTGGCGTATGTACTGATAGTGTATTGGTATGGAACTCAGCTACTTGTTGTGTTAAAAAAGTACCATATTATAGTGCTTCAACAATAACGTCTTCAATTTGTACAATGGAATTTACTGGAAATAGTAGTGCAACTGGTTTTACTTTAAATCACGCTATGAGTGTAGCATATCCAGTAGTACAAATTGTTAAAAAAATAAGTCCATATCCAACAGTTTATACCGATGTTTCAAGACCAAATGCTAATTGTGTTTGTGTCACGTTTGATGTTGCACCTGCAAATGGTTTGGTTTATAAAGTATTGATAATAAAATAATGACATTATTGAAATAAATAAGTATTTATAGTAAAAACGAATACGTGATAGAATCAAATATGAACGACCCAATCATCTATACCGAACCATATGTGTTCGTTGATGAAATATCTGGGACAACCAAATATACTGGTACGTCATCTAGTTTTTCTAATGCTGGTGAATCAATTTGGAGAATTAAAAAGGAATGGAAAGTCGGAACGGTAACATATATGGGATTTCCAGATGGTAGCCAAGAATTTAAGTTCAAATGGAATGATAGAACAACATTAACATATATATAAAAACATAAAGACATGTTCGAAAATCAAACAGATATATCGGATTATCAAAATCCTAACATGGGTACTGCTGCTGGCAATCCAGCACCAACAATTGCACCAACAACGTTGATACATGAGTATTCAGCTACTGAATATTATATTGGTATTTCTGTTAACAACAATAATACTGATGCAAACACATGGTCAATTAAAAAAATTCTGAAAACGGGTAACGTTTGGGCAACTACGCTCTATCCGTTTGGTAATCAAAATTATAATTTTGCATGGGATGAAAGGCTTAATTATATCTATCTTTAACATATGAAATTTATAATATTGGGGGAGGAACAAAAATTCCTCCCTTTTCTTTTTCTATCTTATGCCAATTTACTTATTTAATAGTATTTATAATTAAATGTTTATTACATGGCAACTTTCACAGTAGATTTATTAACTGGCAACATATATTTATTTAATGGTGATTTTACTGGAAGTGGTAGTACACCAACTTCTGGCTCAACATATCCACAAGTTCAACTTTATGGTAATTTGCCTGCTGCTGGTATTGTGGGTGGTGAAATTTATGTAGTTAGACAAGGCACAAGTGGTGATGTTTTAAATAGAAAAAGTTCTGGTTTTTACTTTTCAACTGGTGCGGTTTGGAGATTTTTAGGTGACACGCCTGAATACTTTAAATCTGATGCATTCTTAGTATATGATAGCGTTAACTCAACAAAAGGATTGTCTTTTGTTACATCTGGTATTACAAGTGGCTTTAAGAAATTAACAGTACAAGATTCTGACGGTACGATTGCATACCTTTCAGATTTAAACACAAAAGTAGATGTTAGTGCATTTAATGACTATACTGGCACGACAGCACCAAACACATATGTATCTCAAACCACATTTAGTGGATATACGGGTACAACCCTATTATTAATACAAAGTAAGCAAGATGTTTTGACTGCCGGTACGGGAATTTCAATTGCTGGTAATGTAATTAGTGTTACTGGAAGCAGTACAAGTATCAATAAAAGAATTCAAGTGGTTTGGACTGGTACTACAGCAACAACAAATGCTAATGTTGTTATTCCATTGGAAATTGTTTGGAATGTGATATCGGTCTCTGCTGATACATATTTATGGTCTGGTGGTTCTAATGTTTGGATTACGTCAGCAGGTACATATGAACTACAATATCATATAACATTGGTGAATGATACTGCGAACGAAACACATAGTATTGGAGCAAATATATTGAAAAATGGTGTGGCGATACTAATTACTGCTGGTGCTGGAATTATTAGTGGTATTAGTGCAAGTGGTGAAATTTCGCTTCCACCGGTTGTATTAACATTTGCTGTTAATGATAAATTAGACTTAGCTGCGTTCAGAATTGGTGGCAGTGGTAATGCAAACTTAGTAAGTGGCTCAGTGTATTTAGTATTAAACAAACTAACTTAATAAATTATGCAACAATATTTTCTATACAACGCAATATATGGTAATACCATAGTGGGCAAGAGTAATACTTCATACTCTCCTGTTCCACCATACGATGAACTTTACATTGATTTCACAACACCTGATATTCAGCCACTATATCTATATAGAGTAGATAGTGGATTAACGTCAATCATTGTTAATAGTCAAGATAATATTAATTCATATTTGGGTTCAAGTGGATTTACACATTCTGTTGATAGTAATGTGACATATGGGGAATTTACTGCAAATACTACAACACAAAATGCTAAAATCGATGCATTAAGTGCATATACTACAACTGCTGGCTTACAACAAATCACAGCAATTAGTGCTACTACAACTATTGAAAGTACGTTTATTGGTGGTATTAAAACAGGTCACATCAGACCTACTGGTAATACCACAACTGCTATTCAAATTAGAAATGCAAGCGGTATTCCTATTATAAATGTTGATTCTGTCAGTGGATTTACTGGCTTTAAAACAACAACACCATTAGGTCTTGTACATGCATATGGTACAGATGTGAATGGTAAAACACAGTCAAATGCATTTATTATTGATGGTCTTTCAACAGCAGATAAAGATATTCAATGGGCAGAAAATGGTGTACCAAAATGGCTTGCAGAGATATATAGAAACGAAGATGCTAAATTTTGGTATTTATATAATGTTGAAGACGATAATAGTCCAATTGTAATATCTGAAACAGGTCGTGTAGGTATTAATAACCCAAGTGATGTTCTGGATTATCACTCGATTATGATTAATGGAGGTCTTGATGACTTGGTGGTTAGTGGATTATTTACACAGAGCTATAATGTTATTTTTGTTATTGAAATTGATTCAATTACTGGTATTACCGATACGTTCAAATGGAAAATTAGTGATGATGGTGGCAATACTTATGGTGCTTGGTCAGCATCAAGTGGATGTACTACTGGTGCAACAACCATTATTTATGGTGTTGGTGTAGCGTTTGAAAATGTTACAGGACATACATTAGGAACTTCTTGGACATTTGTTGGATTTTCTCAACTTCCACTTGGTACGTTTGTAATATCACCAGTGGGATTAACAGAAGTATTATATAGCTTAGACTATACAACACCAACAATATCATATATCGATATTACTGGAAATATGAATAGTAGTAATTTCGGTAATCTTATTACTATTTTCCCTACTGGTAGTACAGTAACTGCTATGTATAGTGGAACAAGAGTTCCGATTGATTCACTATATTTAAATTTAATAACGGCAGGTGCTGGTATTCAATTAGTTGCCGAATATTGGAATGGTAGTAGCTGGATTGTTATTGATGATGTGGTTAACAATTATAAAGACGGTACGTTTAATTTAACACGTTCTGGAGCAATTGCATGGGAAGCATCTACTTTGGGTGGTTGGATTCCCGCATATATGCAAGATTTGGTTGTGGATGAACACGAATTATATTGGCTAAGAGCAAGAACCACTACAAGTCCAACAATTTCGCCAGTTGTGAATAGTTTGGCAAGAGGTGGTGATGTTAGATTAGGAGTAATGACCTCTCCATTTGATGTTAAACCAAGTTTTTTTGTTGATAGTTTAGGAAGAACATCAATCGGTGGTGGTAATATCACTGGTAAGAATCTATTACAAATAAATAAAAGCTATAATGTACCACCACCAACTGCTTTTCCAAGTCTTGTTGAAATAGATAGTGAAGATAGTGGTGCTGCGGATTTAAAAATCAGACTTTCATCTGACGATAATATTGGTGCTGGTATTGTTTTAGGTAATTCAAGAGGTACATTGGCTAATCAGACTAACGCAGTTAACGGTGATGAAACAGGACATTTAATATTTAGAATATATGCTGGTAGTGTCCCCTTTAACTCGGGTAGTATTATTGGTAGATATCTTGGTGATGGAAATACTAAAAAATCTGCACTAATTCTATCATCATATAATGATACAACATCTATTGAAACGATTAGACTACAGGGTGAACGTGTTGGTTTTGGTGGTGTTTCATCACCAACAGCAATCATACATATTACTGGTGGTACTACAAGTATTGCTCCACTGAGGTTTACAAGTGGTGCATTATTGTCTTCACCACAAACTGGTGGAGTAGAGTTTGATGGAAGTCAATGGTATGGCACTACTGGAACTACAAGAAATACATTCGCATTTCTTGAAAGTCCTGTTTTTATTGGAATGCCAGAATTTCCTTCTGGAACAACATTTGCACAGGGTTTGACGACATGCTCAATCAGACCATTGGTTGATAGCGTATGTTCAATACATATACGTAAAGCCAATAATATAACTCCAATTGTTACTTTTAATACACTTAGTGGCTTTACTGGCTTTGGTAAAACGCCTGATGCTTTGGTTAATTTATATGGTACTGATACATATCAAGATGCTGGTTGGAATTATCAAACAAATGGCGTAAGACTTGATGGTTGTTTTGCCAGCGATAAAGATATTCAATGGTACAGTGAGGGTCAACCTAAATTCACAGCACAAATATATAGATGTGAAGATGGTAAATATTGGTATTTAAGTAGTCCACAAGGTAAAGTAAATCAGTTGACTGTTTCTGAAACGGGTAGGGTTGGTATTAACAATCAGAGTAATATCATGACTTATCATGCTATATTGGAAAATGGTGGTCCTAATGATATTGGTGTTGGTGGATTTTATACACAAAATTATACAACAGTATATCAAATTGAAATTGATGGTATTACTGGTATAACAGATACATTTAAATGGAGAAAAAGTACTGATGAGGGACAGATATTTAATTCATGGTCACCTTCAAGTGGCTGTACTACTGGTACTACTGAATTAGAATACGGTGTAACAATTCAATTTGATAGTGTTATTGGACATACTCTGGGTACAAGATTTATTTTTACAGCGTTTGCTCAATTACCTGTTGGTTCATTGGTTGTGACTCCAAATAGTTTTACAGAAGTTCAAACTACTATTGATTATACTATTAGTGGCTCAACTGTGTATAATGATGTAACAGCAGAAGCAAATAGTAGTACGTTTGGCTTGAATATTAAAATATTTGAAACAGGCACAACTGATAGTGCAATATATTTTGGTACGCTTGATAAATTAAATTCAATATTTGTAAATTTATCACAGTTTGGTGTTGGTGTTACACTTATTGTAGAATATTGGACTGGTAGTGTTTGGGAAAATCTATCATTACTCAATAACTCATATATCGATGATACGGTGGATTTAACTAAAAGTGGTGCTGTTACTTGGGAAACCGGTTCAATGATAAATTGGATTCCAGCATATATGCCAAATTTAGTTGAAGATGGTTATCTGTTGTATTGGATAAGATTGAGAACATCAACCAACCCAACAGTATCACCAATTGCAATTAGTTTTGCAAGAAATGGAAAATATAGAATTGCTGTATTGTCGTCACCATCAGATTTTAAACCAAGTTTCTATGTAGATAGTCTTGGTAGAACAAATGTTGGGGGTGGAAACATTACGGGTTGTAATTTATTACAAATAAATAAGGATTACAACATGAAGACTGTGTCATTGGGTCGTAATAATTTAGTTGAAATTGACTCAAATTGTGCAGAAACTGTTGACTTAAAGATTAAATTATCTTCGAATGATGCTTATAGCGGTGGTTTAACAATCGTTAAAACAAGGGGATGTTTGGCTTGTGCTTGTGATGTTCAATATAATGACATTCTTGGACATCTTGACTATCGTGCACAGGTTAATAATGCTGGTGGTAGCTTTAGCTGTATTTCATCACAATATAAAGGTAATGGCATTACGTGCTTTGCTGATTTGGTGTTTAGTACTGCTGGTGGTGGTTTTTCTGCTGAAAAAGTTAGAATAACTTCAAGTGGCACAACTGGTTTTGGTATTTCACCTACTGCTGTTATTCATGTAAAAGCAGGTACAACAAGTATTGCTCCACTAAGATTTACAAGTGGTGCATTATTGACTTCACCACAATCAGGTGCTGTTGAGTTCTTAAGTGATAAATTTTATGGTACTACTACTGGTGGTACAAGAAATACTTTCGCTTTCCTTGAAAGTCCACAATTTACTGGTGCTCCTAACTTACCTGTTGGAACAACATTAAATTCTCAGAGTTTATGTAATTACATCTTAACTTCTGGTGGTACAAACAATAGTGTGTTGTTAAATAAAGCTACTTTTGCTACATATACTGGCACAACTGCTCCTGCAACATATAAAACAATTGCAAGCGTTGATTATTATACTGGCACAACTGCTCCTGCAACATATTTAACGAAAACTGTTTTTAACGCATTTACAGGAAGTACAGTACCAATTGTAAGCGTTGTAATTACTGGTGCTACAAATGGTTTAAATAAGCCAACTGTGCATAACGTTGAATTAGGTGGTAGCTTAACTAAAAATACTGTAATTACTGGTAGTACTTTCGATTTAACATTAAGCCCAAAAGCACTAAATCTACGTGCTGCTAATGGTGTTAGTGTTTGTGATGATAGTACAGCCGGTATTTGTATTCACACCAATGGTGGTAATATTGATATTAGAGGTAATAATGCCGTTAATATCGAAAAAACTAAATTAGTTTTAGGTGATACATTGGCTGCATTTACTGATAGTAGAGCAGTACCTGTTGGCATTCAATATAATGGTGATTATTCGGCTTCATATACAGCACGTTCACTTGTAGATAAAGCATATGTTGATGCTAATACTGGTGGTGGTGGACTTATAATAAAAACTGCCGTTACATTAGCGACAACTGGAAATTCTGGATTATCTGGATTAACCATAATTGATAGTATTCAGACAATGGCTGGTATGAGAGTATTGGTGAAGAACCAAATTAATGGTGCTGATAATGGAGTATATTCTGCAAGTACTGGTACTTGGGGTCGTACATCTGACTTTGACCAAGATATTGAAGTTGTAAATGGTTCATATTTCTATGTAATCACAGGTGCTACTAATGCAAGAAGTGCTTGGGTGTTAACAACACCAAACCCTATAACTGTTGGTGTGACTTTATTAACGTTTACTTTATTTAATACAGAATCGGGTGTTGTTGAAGGTAATGGAATATGCATTACACAATCAGGAGGAAATTATAATATTGCAGTTAAAACACCCCCTAATTCAAGTCTATGTACTGATAATAGTGGATTATATATAAACTGCGCAATTGCTGGAATTGGTTTGACTTATAATACTGGTGTATTGAATGTTAATGGTTCTGCGCTTGCTGGCAATTCAATTTCTTGGACGGGTAATACTTTTAATGTTGACACTACTACTGGTACGTTGAACACTGCATTAAATTCTAAAACTAATGTTAGTGTATTTAATTCATTTACTGGTACAACACAAACATTGTATAATAACACACTAGAACCAACTGGATTTATAAATCAACAGAATTTAGATGTTACTTATAGTGTTGCTAATCGTACAATCAATATAACTGCAACAACTGGAACTATCCAATATTATTGGAGAGGTATTCTTCATGACCTTGGAACTTCATGGACTTCAACAGCACACACTAATGATTTGCAGGGATGGTATTTATATTCAACCGATGGTGATAATATTGTTTGGTCAACTGCTGATTGGAAATTTAGTGATTTACAAGTTGCAAGTCGTCAACCTAATGTGACATTTGGACTGAAAGAAATTCATGGTACTATGCCATATAGCGTTCATGAAGAACTTCACGATATTATTGGAACATATGTTAATGCAGGATTCGGATTAACTTTTGGTAGCTATACCATACAACCTGCTGTGCCAAATAATGGTGACAATACTCCTTCATTTGATTCTGGTGTTATTCAGGATGAAGACTTACATACTGCAATTGCCGCATGGAATCAGGGTAGCTATACATTAGCATATTTTCCAAATACCACAAATGTTGTATTTGAGACAGGCGTAACTTCTATTTTTAAAACAGGTACAACATATCCACTAATTAATTCGTGGAACGGTGGTGTATTTAGTAATGTTGAAATGACAGATGGTTATTTTGCTAACTGGTATGCGTTTAGAATTCCCGTAACATCCGATGCTCATAGTCAAACATATCGTTTATTCATTGTTCAACCACAATATGAATATACTACACTTTTATCTGCACAAGGCGAAAGCATTACATCACTACAATTAGATGGCTTGAAAAATAATTTTGATGAATATGTTCCTGTTGAAAGAATTACAATGGGTGCAAATGTTAATTATAGCGGTGCTACTGGTAGAGTTCGTATTGAAGCCGAAGGCATTTTGGTTGCAAATAAGTTTGGACGAGTTGGTAATATTGTTGGAGTTGGTACTACTGCTTCAAATGTTAGTGTTATGCCAACATCACCTTTCACAAGTACAAACTTACAAGGATTATCTGATGAATATGCTGCTGCGATAACCGCAAGATTAACTACAAGTAGTTTCAATTCATTTACTGGTACAACATTACCCGCAAACTATTACAATAAGGCTCAAATTAATGCATATACTGGTGCAACTGCAACAGCCATCAGTTTGAAAGCACCAATTACAAGTCCTACTTTCTTGGTAAGCGCAAATGCACCTAATCCTGCATTAAATGATAAGAGTACCCGCATTGCAACAACATGCTGGTATTCATGTCAGTGTGCAACTGCGTTACCATTAATGGATGGAACTGCTAATGTTGGAACATCATTATTGTGGACTAAACAAGACCACGTACACCCAAGTGATACTTCAAGACTATCTACTACTTCATTCGCTACATATAGTGGTACAACTGCTCCTGCAGCATTTGCAACTAAAGCTTTTGTAAGCAACTATACTGGCACAACTGCACCTGCAACTTATTTGAGTAAAACTGATTTTAACACATATTCTGGCACAACTGTACCAAATACTTATTATAATAAGATATGTATTAATGCATATACTGCTTCAACTGCAACTGCAATTAACTTAAAAGCACCAATTACAAGTCCTACTTTCTTAGTAAGTGCAAGGTCAGTTACACCTATTGTTAACGATAATAGTACATGTATTGCTACTACTGCTTGGTATATTGGTCAGGGTGGTACTGCAACTCCGTTAATGGATAATATTGGTGCATGTGGTACATCAAACTTGTTTGCACGCCAAGACCATGTACATCCAAGTGATACTTCAAGGGTGGCAAAGTCTGGTGATACAATGACAGGTGCGTTGATAATAAACTCAGATTTAACGGTAACTGGTGTTACTAAATTGGGTAATGTTACTCCAGATGTCAATCAACAGAATTTTACTGTTATTGATGTAACAACAAATAAAATAGCAGATAGTGGTACTAAGTTCCATGTTTATGGTAGTGAATATCAACTTGCAAGTGATTTGACAAGTACTTCAACAACAAGTTTAAGTCCTGTCATTAAAGTAACAATGACAACCACAAGTTTACCTGCTGGTACGTATAAGATTGTTGTGCATTGGGTGTGGAGTCGTAATACAACATCAACTTCAGCAAGATTTGATGTTACTATTGGTGGTATTGCACAAGGTACAAGACCGACAATGGAAATGGAATCAGGTGATGTTACTGACATTAGACCTGAAACCAGAATATTTTATAAAGCACTTTCAGGAGTTAATACTATAGAGTTTAGACATTGGGCAGAAAACGTTGGAAATTCTACAGTTACCTCAGACGCAACAATTGAATTAATTAGAGTAACATAAAAAATATTATATGAAAAAATATTTGTTAGCATATCAAATAAGTGGTCAAACAGTCGGAATTGATATTAAGTCATGGAATACTGATGACCTCAACAATAAAGCACCATTTATGATTATTAATAGTGGTGATACAATTCCTGTTGGCTATGCCAACATATCTTCAATTGTCAATTGGGATAGTTTTGGTGAAGGCTATGCCAATGACTATTTGGTTGTTCGTTTTGAAATAAAAGCATTGTTACTTGAAAAAGGTTGGGCAAATCTAACTAATACTGAAAAAGATTTATGCATAAAGCACTATGTTGGTGATACTACCGATGCTGTTATTTATTTAATGGGTAATGGCTATCCACAAGAAATGGCACAGGGATTTGTTTTACAAGCTTGGCATAAATATCATGCTAAACTGCTTGAAGCCTGTCAGCAAAGACTATATTACTTAAAATTTATTGCACCACAATTCTTATCGTTAGAAGATAGTGAAAAACTATTTGATAATGCACAGATGTTAATCTATGAATTTACTCAATTAGGTCGCTTTGGTCTTGCAAATGGTGATAAGAAGTCTGGAATTGTCGACTATTTAATGTCAACAAATGCCTATGTTGGCGTAGGTATGGAAGAAAGTGGTATTACCCTACTTCAAGGAACTTGGGATTATTTTAGAAATGAGTTAATTAAAATAACGATGTATGGTATTTATACTAAATATCAATAACAATTATTAAATAAAAACAAGCATATGAATGAAATAATTAAAATCCTTTTCGGTGAGTTTACTTTTGCTCAATTATTTGGATACCTTTGGTTCTTTATAATTGGTTACATTATTTATGGTCTAACGGAAGTTACTGGTCGTAACCCACAAAGTCCCGCAACACCCGTAAAATTTAGTTGGAAATTCTGGTTTCATGACAACTGGCGTAGATATTTAACTACGATTTTATGTACGTATATTCTTTTCAGATTTTATGCGGAAGTTAATGGACAGACATTCACTTATTTCGATGCAGTAACGTTAGGTCTTATTGGTGACGGTATTGCTGCCACCGTGAAAAACAGATTTAAGACAGTTGGTGGAAATAGAAGCGGACTCACAACTAAGATAAATGAAGAACAAGAACAACAGCCATAATGAATTACTGGACATTTGACAAACACAATTTCTTTATCAAGAAGGATAGTACCCTTCCTGAATTAAAATATCCGCTTGTTCAACAAGAAAGGGAGCAATATGATATTACTGACGACATGCTTCAAAATGTCGCAGTGACCTTTTCTATGATTGATGCAATGACTGGATTATATCGTATTGCGAATGTCGCAGCAAACATTGTTATTGTTAATGACCCTGCAAGTCATCCAGACGAAGAAAAATACACACTAACATATAGATTCAAATTACCACAAACAGCAAAGGCTGGAAGGTATTTAGGAAATTTTACCGTAGACTTTTTGGGAAATAATTGTGGTAAAATTGGATTGCCTGTTAGTGGATTCATTAATATTATAATATCTGATTCATTAACAAAAACTACTGTTATCTAACCAACCTCAACGTAATCTTTTTACTATTTTATAAATAAACATATAATTTTTATTATAAATTATTTGTAATTCTGATATCGGAATTCCTTTATCGGAATCTTTTCGAATTGCAATGACTTCATTTTCATTTGTGATAGACATGGCATTTTTTTCACCTCTATTTTTTATTTTATTGTTTTTTATTGATTTACTTGGTTTTTCTGGTTTAATTATAAATTTACCATCTTTCACTGATGTCTTTAGCACTTCCAACATATTTTTTACCATCGAAAAAATTTTCAATCACACATATTCCAGATTTCATATGAATTTTAACATAAATACTTTAAACTTAAATTTCTATCATTAAAATTGTGGTAAATTCATTGTACCCAATAAAATTATGTTATATATTTGCACACAAAATTATTAAATAATATGGAATTACCCGTTTTTAGGGTCTTTTGTGAAAGAATCCCAAGAAGGCAATACTATTATATTAGGTTTTTATATAATGATGGTCTTGTTGAAAAAATAAAGAGTTTACCAGAAGACACTCGTAAATGGAGTGGTCTTAATCTGGCATGGGAAGTTAGCACATATTCCTTATTCCTTTTAATTAAAAAGTATGCTAAGTCCACTAAAATTCATTTTGATTTTGGTAACGATGATAGTCGTAGAATTTTCATTGAACAAATTAAAAAGATTGAAATAGCCGAAGAAGAAAAACGCTTGTTTATTGCTGACCTTAACATCAAGAAAGAGCATTGGGTTGAATATAAAAAGCAGTTAGAAACTGAATACGTTAAGTATAGTGAACAGGTTCATAAGTTTTTAAAGCCTAACATTTTATTATACCCACATCAGATTGTTAGTATCATGTTTCTAAATGTGGTTAGAAATGTTTTATTAGCATTGGATATGGGAACTGGCAAAAGTTTAGTTTCAATAGCATATGTTGAAATGAATGATTTTAAGAAAGTATTTGTAATAACACCAAATTCACTTAAATATAACTACTATAATGAAGTAAATAAATTTACTCATTCTAACGCATTTATTGTGGGAAAAAAAAATAAATGTACAATTGAAAATGCTAAATATGTTATAACTAATTATGAGTATTTTAATTCATCTGACTTTGGTGGGGTTAGAAAAAAATTTAATGATTTAAATATAGGTAAAATTGATTGTTTAATTGTAGATGAGTCTCATCGTATAAAATCTACAAAATCAAATACTTATATTAATTTTAAAAAGTTATTTAAAGATGATGCGTTTAAAAACAATAAACCATCGAAAATATTTATGTCAGGTACGCCAACACCTTCAAAATCAGCAGAAATGTATACTGTGTTACATCAAATATCACCAACAGATTTTCCAACAAAAAATTATTATTATTCTTATTATTGTGGAATGGAATATAGTCTCGATGGTTTTGGATGGAAAACAAATATTAGTTTGACAAAGTTTGAAGAACTCTTTGATAAAATTGCGCCTTTTACTTATCGAAAGAAAAAAAGTGAAGTTTTAAAAGATTTGCCCGAAAAGACATATCAAAGAGTTATACTGGAAATGACACCTAAAGAATATGAAATATATTATGAACTTGAAGAGGGAATTGCGAATGAATTTCTAAATAGGGAATTAAGCAATCCATTGTCAATAATGGGTAAATTAAGAGAATATACATCATCTTTAAAAGTCAATAATGTTAAAGAATTGATTGATTCTATTTTGGAGTGTGGTGAAAAGTTTGTTGCAATTGATTTCTATAAAAATAGTTTATATGAACTTCATAAAGCATATCCCAATATATCAGCATTACATACTGGTGATGAAAAGGATTGGGAACGTGCAAAGGTGATAGAAAATTTTCAAAGTGATGATGGTAGTATTAAAATTTTTTTGGGTTCAGAAAGTACCACTAAAGAAGGAATAACATTAACTGCTGCAAGTAAAGTTGGTATATTAACAATTCCGTGGACACCAAGCACGCTTGACCAATGTACGGATAGGTTGGCGAGAATTGGGCAAAAAAACGCAGTTAATGCATATCTATTTATTTATAAAGATACAATTGATGAATATGTGTTTGATTTGATTGAATCAAAAAGAAGTGAAATTTCGCAAATAATTGATGGTGAAAAATATGAATCAAATATTAACCAAAGTATGATTCATGACCTTGTAAAAATAATTAAAGAAAAACATGGGAAGTAGTTATGTATATGGTATGAATCCTTTCAGGGATTACCTACTTGAAGCGATTAAATATGAATTTGACATTTCAGATTCAAAGATGAAAGTCGAAATTGATGCGTCTTTTAAATTTATTTTAAAAAACGTTTTGAATAACGGAAAAGAGGCTGTACATTTGGACTTCGAAATAACTAGGGAAAATGACTTCTATAAAGTCATAGCCAAAAATGCACCAAGTGCATTGTGGCTCAGTGGAGTACTGGCTGAAAATGTCGATGATATGCTTAATTCAAAAGTGTTTATTATTGGTGATAGAAAATACAAATACAACAAAAAAACTGGTGGTTTAACTTTTACAGTAAAAAAATGAGCAAAAAAGTCGCAGTATTGTTTTCAGGTGGATTAGACTCCACCTATTTGGTTTATAAGAATCTGAAAGAAGGAAACACGGTTTATCCTGTGTATATTGAAATTACCAACAATCAAGTCAAGTCAGTGATTGAAAAAAACAGGATTGAGTTGTTGCGCAGGGAATTTCTAAAAGAGTTTAAACATCCAAATCATAGATATGATGAACCAATAGCACGTATTAATTATCTGCTGAATGTTGGTGTTGTTGCTGATGAAAGTAGTTTACATTTAAGACAATTACCTGTTTGGATTCTTGGATTGTCATTTATGCAAAGCATGGGTGTTGACGAAATACAGATTGGCTATGTGTCGAATGATGATGCCATTTCATATCTGGATGAAATTCAAACCATTTACAAATCATACCAATTGATTTGTGAGCCAATGAAACCATTGATGTTTCCATTGATTAAAAAGCATAAGTTTCAAATGGCTGATGAATTACCAAGTCAGTATATGGATTTAATTTTTAGTTGTGAAAATGCTAAACTTGTCAATTCAAAAGATGATGCTAAACTCGATAAAATGGAAGAAAGACCTGTACATGATTTTGTTCGTGATAGTGATGAAGATACGATTGAAAAGATTGAATATGAAGCCTGTTGTAACTGTGTGCCATGTAGGACAATAATTTCAAGCAACTATTATGGTAAGAATTATTTTCCCGATAGTTATAAGAAAAACTTATATAATAACAGCATTAGTACATTGGAACGTGCAGGTTTTAAGGTTATTGGTGAAAGAGTTTGTGATAAAAAAATGGATGTGAAGAATGATGGTTGGGAAGTGCAAGCACCAATTAGGTGTAAAGAATATATTCAAATGGAAATACCATATGATATTAACGGTTGATGGATATATTGAAAAATATAACATATGTGTTAAATGGGATGAAATAACTCATAGATATAATAAAAAAAATGATATAATTCGTGAACGATTTCTTACTGAAACATTCCAATATATTTTTTTTTAGGATTGACGAAAAGAAATTTTTGGAGGATGTTGAAACTGGAATTTCTTCTATTGTTAATGCAATTAGTGAAATGATTAATAGTATTGAGTGTGATGGAAAATAAATTAGAGAATTTAAGTTCAATAAAATTATTCCTTGAAGGTTATAATGACGAGCTTAAGTATTTGGTGAATGTTGAAACCGACAATAATACAAACATTGCCGAGTGTGTCATCCATGAGCCAAATAAAGAACCCAAAATCGTTAAGGTAAAGTATGAACCTTTCATGTATATGAAAGATTTGGCTAAAACCAAGTATGTGTTGTATGAAGGTCATACCGAAGAATACATGCTTGGTAAGCAAATTAAGTACGGTATTACAATCACCAAGCTGAAAACTGGTAATCAGAAGCGTTTGGTTAATGGTTATTGCTATAAGCTAACCAGTAAAAGGTCGTACAATGATATTATCAACTACATCAGGGATGGTGGTATTAATCCATATGAAAAGTTAACCGATGACGATGGTAGAGTAATTACAAATGCCAAGGGTGAATCAATACAGCCATACCGTGACTTATTTTATTCTGTAAGGGGAAGTGAACAATTCTTTATTTCAAATCAAACCCGCTTGTTTAAGGGTTTTGAAGAATATAAGGACGTTCATAAACTCACGTTTGACATTGAAACCACTGGTTTGCGATATGAGATAGCCAGAATGTTTACTATTGGTGTCAGGGACAACAGAGGGTTTGAAACCATACTTGAAGTCAGTAAACTGAATGACGATGAATCTGAAATCAGGTTAATTCAGGACTTCTTCAATTTAATTAACCTTTTGAAGCCAGCCGTTATTTCAGGATATAATTCCGAATTTTTCGACTTTGAGTTCATACTTGGTAGGGCAAAAATCCTTAAAATGGATTTAACTGCTGTACCTACAAGTCTTAAAGATGGTGTTCATTTAAAGAGAAGACCAAATTGTAGTGTTAAGTATGGCAATACTGCTGATAAGTTCACCGCTACCGAAATGTGGGGGTATTCTGTTATTGACATTATTCATGCTGCTAAGAAAACGGCTGCTGTAAATACCGAAATAAAGGCAACAGGTCTTAAATATATTGCAAAACACGAAAAGATAGCCAAACCAAATCGTACCTACATTAAAGGTGAGGACAATTCGATTGGTAGGTTCTATGCTGAAAACAAAATGTTTGTTATCAGTGACACCAACACATACATTAAAGTACCTTCTAAATATCAGGACACTGCTAAGAAGATGTATTTACTTCAAGCCAGTAAAGGTAAATTCAATGATGTACAATACAAAGCTTTAAGGGGAAAATTTCTTAGTGCCGACCCTGAATTTGTGGACTGGTTCAGGAGAGAAGCTCTACCAAATGGTATGACTACCTTTATTGGTGGTAAGAATTTGGTAAAGCAATACTTACTTGATGACCTTTGGGAAACTGAGCGGGTTGACGAACTCTACAACCAATCATCTTTCATGGTTGCTAAGATTGTTCCAACCACATATCAGCGTGTCTGTACGATGGGTACTGCTGCTATTTGGAACTTACTATTAACTGCATGGAGTTATGAAAATGACTTAGCTATCCCAATTTCAGATAAGAACGAAAAGTTCAGTGGTGGTTTAGCAAGATGCTATAAGGTTGGGTATTCAAGACGTATTAAAAAGATTGACTACGCTTCTTTGTATCCTATGATTCAATTGAGTGATGACGTGTTCCCGATTTTCGATATTACTGGTGTAATGAAGAAGCTTTTGCTTTATCTTACTACCACACGTAATATTTATAAAAAACTGGCAACAAGCACTAAGCTGAATGAAGAAGAGGTTATGCTGCTTAAAGAAATTGACCATGAGGTTCACATTAAGTACCTTGCAGGTACAATTACGAATGCTGATACCGCCATGTTCAAAATTAAACAATTACCTATCAAGATTTTGAACAACTCGTTGTTCGGTGCTTTAGGGTCTGCTGTTTCATTTAACTGGTCGGACAATGTTTGTGCTGCTCGTATTACATGTACAGGTAGGTTGCATTTGAGACATGCAATTCATTACTTTACGAAGTATGATTGTATTGCATTACTTGCTGTTACTGACGGTATTAACTTTAATTATCCAGAGAAAACCAGAATCAGGGTTACTGATGATGGCGAGTGGATGGAAGAAGTTGAACGTGACGTTGAAGAAATGTGGCAATATGTAGGTAAGAAAGGCTTGAATGCTATTATTGAAAAATACAATAAGGAAGAAATGATATCACCTTACATGTCAGTTGATGATGACGGTGATTCAATTTCATGTTTGAACCTTTCACGTATTAACTATGCCACACTTTCATTAGAAAAGGATAAGAAGACCAAAGAAATGAAGGAAAAGGTTAAACTTACTGGTAATACCATTAAGTCAAAGGTTATGCCAGAATATATCGAAGAATTTATTGATAAGGGTTTAACTATGATTCTTCATGGTCAGGGTAAAGAGTTTGTGGAGTATTACTATGACTATTGTGATAATATTCGTTACATGCAAATTCCACTAAAGAAAATTGCAAGTAAGAGTAAAATCAAAATGACGTTAGCTAATTACAAAAAAAGGGGGTTGGATAAGAACGGTAGGGAAAAGGGTATTCAGGCACACATGGAATTGCTGATTGAAAAGCGTAACAAGCTTGCTGAAATACTTTTTGATGAACATAAAGAAACTCTGAATCTCGTTAAAATTAAAAAAGAGCTAACTTCTGACGATAAAGCCAGATTGGTTGCAAATTATATGCCACCAGAACCTGAATTGGATTCGGTTGTATATTACGTTAACTCTGGTACGAGAAAGTCACATGGTGATTCAAGAAAGATTGTTGTTAATAAAGAAACAGGTGAAACAAGATTTTGTGCTACCCTTATTGATAATGAAGACCTTATTGAAAACCCAAACATGACAGGTGTATATAATTACGAAAAATACCTTGCTGCGTTTAATATGCGTGTAGCTGTGCTATTGGCAGGATTTGACCCTGAAATTCAGAAGAAAATTATTGTTAAAGTAGCTCAAAAGGACGATAAAGGGGGTGAAACTAAAAGAGGGGACCTTAAGAAAGCGGGTTTCGGTCCTGATGATTTACAGTTAAAGAACTTTGACTTAGATAATTATGGTGATTCTATGTATTTGGAAGACATGGAAGTTAATTTCTGGAATAAGACGGGTTATGACCCAAGGTTAGTATGGGATGGTTTTAAAATGAATCCCGACCATAAGGTGCATTATGAAATTTATGAAGGTGCTTTAAAGTACTTGAATGATAAGATGGATGCCATAGATAAACCAAAAGTTAAGTCAATTAATGAAAAGTATGGTGATGGTGATTTGGTTTTAATTAAAGATGGTATCGAATACCATGTTGGTTCATATAATGGCACATACATTCGGATTATCAGGGAAAATATTGATGTACCTAAATCTGAACTTGAATTAGAACTTGACAGACAGCGTATTGAAAGTGAAAAGAAGTTGGAAGAACTAAGACTTAATGACTTAGCAACTGGCGGTGATAGGGATAAAGTGTTGGCTGTGATGCAGGAAAGAAGACAAAAGTATTTCATTACATTTAAGCAGAAGTTTGGTATCCCGCTTGTTGCTACAATGGAACAAGTGTTTGCTGAAATTGATAATTCACAGGATGTGTTTGATGACTATGTTTCACAAACAGATGGTGAACTTGAAGAACAGGCTGCTGAATATTTAGATGGAGATGATGTGAGTTATGACGATAATTATTTTTAAAATAATGTTTTTGTTGAATTTCAATTGAAAACAGAACTATTTATGTAGAAACATGTAATCATGGAATTTAAAAAGAAACATTTAAAGGAAATAATCGATACAAATGGCGACCTAATTGGAACGGATGCCATACCAACAAATGATGCAAATGCAGATACTGCTGCTCATGGTACAACCGACCAAAATGCTAAAATAGGACAACAACCATTCAGGTATGATATGTTGGGTCGTTTCGGCTTTACGTTAATGCCATTCATGGAAGGTGTTGAAGAAAACGATGGTCAGGCGGCACTTGTTAATGACTTAGCCAAATTAATGTATGATAAGTACATGTCAACAATTGAGTATTATTACAAAAATCCGAATAAGTTAAAATCTGATTTTAGGGTGCATTCTGAACATGATTTTGAAAGTCAGCCGGAACATAATAAGAAAATTGATTTTGATTTAGCAAAAGATATTGTGAAAATTGTTCAGAAGCATTTCGAAGATGCATTTAAAGAACCACAACAAATTGATGAATCATTTGATTTAACAATACCTTTTGATGATAAAATCAAAGAAATACTGAGAAATCTACTTAGGGGAAGTACTTACGATAAAACAGACATACTTGACCAAAGAATAGACCAATTACTTGCCGTAAATGCAGTCTGGCTTGAAAAAGCAAAACAGATGTATGGTGCAGAAGAAATTGCAAAAAAGTTAATCAAATATGAAGAGAACTTAAATGAAATCGATATGATTGAAGATAAGATGCTCGGCAAAAGGGGTGAAGATGAAATGACCAAAAAAACTGATGATAATGGTGTTAGGTCAAAGAAACTTCAAAAGATTGCTGGTCTAATAAATAAATTGGAAAAGAAAGATATAGATAAACTTATTAATTTGTTGGAGAGGAAATGAAAAAATTAAATACTTGTGAATTTATCGATAAGGCATTAATTATTCATAAACATGAATACGATTATTCGTTGGTCGATTATGTGAACTCAGAAACAAATAATTATCATTTACTTCGAATAGGATTTAACGAAATAAATGAGATTGATAAAATATTAGATTCATATGAACCAATATTTAAAAGATAAAACCTATATAATACCACCAGACGTACTTAAAGTTATTGAAATAGCAAAAGCATCAAGTCCTGATGGTAATGGTATTAAACGTGCTAATTATCTGCTTAAAAACGGTGTGGTAACATATCATGTTCTTAAGCGTTTGAAGAATTTCTTCGACCATTTTGATGCCAATACGGAGGATAAGAACCAACATGCTCTTGCTGGTGGTGAATTGATGCGTTCTTTCGTTGAGAGAACATTAAATGCCAACAGGGATGCTGTTAGAAGGTCAAAAACTGCCAGAGCAATGCCATACCAAACGCCAAGGCTTACCGAAGCTAAAGCTGAGAAGAAAAAAGAAATTGTTAAAAATGCTATTGCAATCATTGTTGATAAGGACAATAAGATTTTACTATTAAAACGTGCTGATGTTAAAAATGGTTGGGGAAATAATCAATATGGTTTAGTTGGGGGTGGTATTGAAAAAAATGAGACACCGCAACAAGCAGTTGAAAGAGAAATTGAGGAAGAAACAGGATTGAAAATTAAAAAATTTCATAAGACCTTTAAAATTCAAAGAAATCCCAATACTATTGAATATGTATTTGCTTGTAGATATAGTGGTGAGCCTATTGATGTTACATTGAATGATGAACATGTTAATTATGGATGGTATGATATTAGTGAAATTATTTATTTAGATACTGTTCCAAATTTAAAAGGATATATAACACTATCTTTCACTAAATATTAGATTATGATAATTTGTGAAATATATAAAATATTAAATTCTAAAACTAATAAAGTTTATATTGGTAGTTTAATTAATGTCAATAAAAGAATAAATAAGCACTTTAATGAACTAAGAAAAAATAAATACCACAACAAACACCTTCAATTTTCGTGATAATCATCTAGACTATAATGGCGAAAATTCGCCAAGAGCCAAATTAACCAATGAAATTGTATTGAAAATTAGAGAAGAATATAATAAAAATAAATCAACATATGTTGAATTAGGATTAATGTTTGGCGTTGACAAACGAAATGTTGGAAAAATTATTAAAAGAGAAAGATGGAAAAACCTATAATTACGTATTTATCATAAATAACTTAAAATATTAACACAAAACAAAATGAGTAGATTAGAAGACATTAGCTTACCATTCAGAGAATGCACAATAGCTAAGAACGATTACGATAATAATGACGCTTACGTTGCTGGACACCCTGACGCATTATCAACGGGTGATGAATTGGGTAAAGGTGAAATGAATGGCGAAGTTGGAAGTGCAACCGACATTAAAACCAGAAGTGTTTTATTGTCAAAAAATAGGTATAATAAAAACAGAGAATATAACGCTGGTACTGCATAATATGTTGAATGAGCTAAAAATATTGTTTGATAACATCAAAACCTTTCGCCATTTAATAACGGAGGCAGTAGGTCAGGAGGACATGGTTAAGTATATTGAAAACCATGAGCTTGTCTATATCTACTATGCTGGTGATGGAAAGAACCCAAGAGGTCAGCGAACAATAAGGCCGTATGTTTTAGGTACAAATACTTCTGGTCATTTGGTGATTAGAGCATGGCAGGAAAAAGGTAGAAGTGCTGACTTCATGAATGCTCCAACACGAGAGCCAAGTGTTGAACACGACTATTGGGATACCAGTAAGGGCAAAGTAGCTGGATGGCGTATGTTTAGACTCGATAAGATTGAAAAATTATATCCTATAGGGAGAAAGTTTAACAATCCTGATGGTACTGTGATGATACCAGATAAATATAAAGAAGGTTCTGATGCTGACATACCTAATATTATTGCATATGTTTCAACTAAAACAGAGCCAATTACTGAACCTACACCGGTAAGCGGTACGACAAAAGCCGTTCCTGCAACATGGGGTGATAAAAATACTCGCAATATTACAGCTAATGAGGTGACTATGTTACGTAACATAGCTAGGGATGTTTATAAGGAAAGAATTGGTAAATTTTATGTTGCTGTCAATGGTAATGGTGAATTTGTTGTAGTTCGTGACAAAAGTATTAACAAAGTACCAAAAAATGCTGTTGTGGGCAGTTTAACTGGTTTATATGATAAATTGGTTAATAAAAATGTTGAACCAGACCAACAATTCTTTAAAGCAGCCAAGCAAAAATTTGACTCCGAAACTAAAAATCAACAGAAAAATACGGAACAACCAACAATTCCTTTTGAAAAGAAATCTTTTTTTAAACCGTAACGTATTTATAAAAAATTATAAAATGGCAGACAGGGTTAATTTAAACTTACTAAAGAATGAAATCGACAACCGTAAAAGGGAAAAGAATCAAATTTCAACAAATCCTAATGGTGTTTTCACTACAACGCCAACACGTGATGAGTTCCTGAGTGGATTACTTGAATCTTTTCAAACAGGTAGAGATACACATTCATCTGTATTAATTAAAGAAGTCGTAAATAAAGCAGCGGAGAAAATTGGTGAGCCTGCTCCAATGCGCAACACAGCAGTATTACCAATATCAAATTCATCACCACAGCCACATAGAATATCAAATGTTGATATGTCGATAGAAAGGGAAGAACAATTATATATCGACCTTGAAAGAAAAAGAAAATCAACAGTTATTGAATCAATCGAAGGTTTTAATAAGACACCACAGGTTGGTGCTCCTATGAATAATTATCAGCCACAATCTGCTCCAATGCAGTTAAACGAAGCATATCTTACTGAAAACGTTAAGAAAATCGTCAATAATTATTTGATTGAGAATTTCGGACCAGTTGTTGAAGAAGCAATAAAGAGTACGATTCTTGAAATGTATGCAGTTGAAAGGATAAAAGAAGTTCTGCAAGAAAATAAAGAACTGGTACGAACAGTAGTCTATGAAGTGTTTAAAGAAATACGTGAAAAACAAAATGCAAAGAAAGTGTAGGCAACTACACTTTTTTTTTACCATTATTTCTGTATTTATGCATATAGTATAATTATATGACATACGATGAATTTAAGAATTTCAAACCACAGTTTGAAGCAATAAGGTCTTTTGCTGGTAGAATAGAAGCTGCCAAACAATATTTTGGCAAACCAATTGGTAGTGGTAGTGGTAGAATGGTGTTTAGTGTTGACGATGACAAGGTATTGAAATTGGCAAAAAACGCTAAAGGCATTGCACAAAACGAAGCCGAAACAGGCATTGGGTACTATCATGATACTCAACACATTGTAACAAAAGTATTTGATTCTGATGATAATAACAGTTCGTGGCTGGTTTCCGAAAAGGGCAAAAAGGTAAATGAAAGAAGAATCAAAGAGTTAACTGGTATTCCAAGTTTAAATGATTTATACATGTATCTTAGAAATTTTACCGAGCAAAATAATGGCAAGAAAAAGATGTTTGGACAATCAGAAGAAATTGTTGACCTTCTCAATGAGAATGAATTTGCACAAGATTTAGATAATTTTATTGCTAATTATAACCAATCTGCAGGTGATATGGGCAGACCAAGTTCGTATGGCGAAGTTCTTCGTGATGGTCAACCTTCAATAGTTTTAACTGATTATGGATTAAATGATGAAGTTTATAATACATACTATGCACCAAAGAGACAGGCTTATCGAATGTATGAGTTATATAACTTTGCAGATGGCAATGATGATATACTTTCAGATGCTGGCGGTGGTATGGACATTAGACATGGCATGTGGGCGCAAATGCCTTATGGCGTTGGTGATGGTGATGGGGTTATAAATGAAGAGTTTGTGCATTTTGTTTCAAACAGGGACAAATATCCCAATATTCCAATGCCAAGTATGCCTTATATTGTTGAAGGCTTCCACGACATTGTAAACAATTTAAAAGAAATACTTGATAATCATAAAGATAAGAAAGGTTTTTATAAAAATTTATTAATTCTCCAAGATTATTTAATCAGACAAAAGTTTTACGATAGAGAGCCGTTGGCACTTGAAGAATATTCTATTGGTAAAAAAGAAGTTCTAAACGAAGTAACTTACGATAGAGAAACTGCCGATGAAATAGCCAAGGAAGTTGCTGCAAAGAAAGGACTAAGTGCTCCAAAATATATTGGTGGTGGCTTATTTGGATATGCGTATGATATCGGCAATAATTTAATATTAAAAATAACCAATGATAATAGTGAAGCGTTTGAAAACATGGAACTTCTTGGCAAACCATTAAAATATATTGCAAAGCCATATAATGTTTTTCAAATTAAATCACTTTCAAGATTCACTGGTAGGATGTATGCTATCGTATTGGAAAAACTCAGAACCGATGAATCATCATTTGAAGCCAGAATGAAAAGGCTAAAATATGTTTTTGAGAAAATATTGAAAGAAAGTATGGTTTCCGTTATTTTAACATACGTAAATGGAAACAATGGCTATGTTGATACTGATAAAGTTGAAAAGTACCTAACTAAAAACCCACAGGATATGGAGTTCTTTAACGCATTGCTAAATATTGCCAAAGAACTGAAAAAATATGGTGTTGAAAGTGTAGAGTATACAAATCCAAAAAATCTTGGTTATACTAAAGATGGTGATATAGGACTTTTTGATGTCGGCTTTACTGATTTAACATTAAATCCAAAGCCAGAACAAATTGATTTATATGAATTTGGTGGTGATTCGCTATATTCACACACAGATAGTATTGGTGGCGATGAATTTCCAACATACAATACAAATGATACTTCGCCTTCAATTCAGAATGACCTGAATGCCAATTCAGCCATGTATAACGAAGACCTTGATTATAATCGTGTTAGTGATGCCACTCAGGATGAATATGTTATTGATGAAAGAGTTATGTCTTCAATGGCTGGTAGCAGTACTGTTGATGTTAAGAAGAAATGTAGATTAGCAGGCAATGGTAATACAAGTACTGCATGTAATCAGGGTGATATTAGTAATTTGAACATCAAACCATTAAGAGAAATAATTGCTTTAGATTCACCAATCGGTAGTGATGGATGGAAGTCGTATAAAATTATGAATGATGGTCAACCTGTTGGTGAAATGGAATTGACAGCATATCATAATCATAAGAATTATATTCAGTTGAGTAAAATTTTCATAAATAAAGACCAAAGACATCAAGGATATGCCCAAGATGCAATGGAACTATTAATCAACTATGCCGATACCAATAAAAAAATATTGGTATTAACACCTGATAATGTTTGGGGTGCAAGTAAAGAAAAACTAAAAAAATGGTATAAGACATTTGGTTTTGTAATGAATAGCGGGAGAAATACTGATTTTACTACAAGAGAATCAATGTATAGACTTCCAAAGGGTATGAAATTTGGTCAGTCGTTACACGAAGAACTTCTTGGTACTATTGACTATGAAGATGAAGATTTTAAAGACCCGATTGAAGCATTTAAAAATCCCAAATCAATTAAAAATATGAAACCCGATATTAGGGGAGTTATTGATAGCAAAACTGGTGATTTTTATGTTGCAAATGCAGTTAATTTTTTACATGCTGCACTTAATTTTTGGCTTAATAATAAATTAGGATTTAATTATGCTACTGATTTTAATTTAATATATCAGAATCCGTTTAAAATTGTTCCAGTTCAAAGAGACGACAGTACAAATGTATTTAAATTAGGTGAATTGTATACAAGTGCGTTTGATGCTGATGAAATGGAAAAACTGATGCCACAAATTCAAAAAGTTTTGGATATGGCTAAAGCAAAAAATCCCGAAATTGAATTTAGTACTGAGGTAATCGACACACCAACATATCCGTTGAGAGAGGATATTGATGCCAGTGAAGCATATAGGGATGAAGACGGATTGCAAACAATTATTGACGGAAAACGAAATATTGCTGGCTTTGTAACGTATAACAGAAAAGATGTTATTCGGAAGTTGGAAGATACGGGACTAAATATACTTCCACTTACTGGAAACCCACATGGGTTAGTAATTGTATTTAATGACAGAGGCAGAGAAAATGCCATGAAGTTATGGAAATACGCAACATCTAAAGGTGGTTATTTTGAAGATAATACACCAGAAGAAGCACGTTTTATTGGTAAGATGCTCCAATATACTGATGATTCAATAAAACGTTTTATTCATAGAATATATGATGAGAACGGTCAAAGAAGAAAAAAAATATATAATGAAGAAAGTCACGTCATAAATATAAATGAATATCCACAACAAATGGTAAAGGCTTATGGTAAAACTGGTCTATATGATAAGGAGGATATGGATGCTATTTTATCAGTAACTGGTGGAGACCCATATACTAAATGGATTGCAGATATTTTTTATTATTTGACAAATCGTTATAATAAAAAAACGGCTACGCCAACAAAATTAACTGAAAGGGACAGGCAAATTCTTGTGGATGCTCATGAAAATATAAAAAGATATGATAAAAATATCATACCCATTCACGATTTATATGCCCAAGAACATAATGCACATCCATTAGATAAAATGAATGATTTGAGAACCAGAGAGTTAATTATTGAAAAATTAAGAAAATTTCCAAGCATTTTACTTCGTAATTTAAGAGCAGATATAAGAGTGGAAAGAGACCATTATGAGTTAAATGAGTTATTCCAAACAGTTAAAGAAATTCAAAATATTTTAAAACTATTGGAACAAGTAAAACCGGAAAATAGGGAAAAGATTTATAAGAAAGTGTTTTCAAGTGCCAACGATACTTTTGCTGGCATAAAGAAAAGGCTTGATGATACAACAATACCATATCTTTCACAGGGTTTGGAGCGTGAAGATATTATTAAAAAAGTAGATGATATGGGTAATGAAGCCGAAATTTTATATGATAACAATAATATTTTGGTTGTGAAGATTATGAGTGCAGAAGCAATGGGATACATTGGTTGTAGCTCACAATGGTGTTTTGCATCAAATCCAGAACACTATTGGGACAATTATACAAATCATGGTTTTGCAACAATCGTGTTTAATTTTAATGAACCAGAAAGCGAACCAAATAGAATGGTTGTTGTATTGGAAGATGGTAGTGTTTATGGCATGTATAATGAATATATAGAAGATGGTTATCAATATCTTAGTGATATTGGTGTGAATGATGTGATAAATCAAGACGTTAAAGATTATACCGAAGTTGATAAACATTTCAGCAAAATTCCACGCATGGGTGAAGTGAAAAATTTCAAAGAAAGTGTTGGTGATAAATATGATGAGAAACGTTTCAATGTGAAACCAGAGTTCAGCGATTTTGAAGACAAATATTCTGATTATCTTGGTAAACAAGCACAGGACGAAGTGGTGTATGACGATACTAATATGGGAGGTACGTTGAAAATTATAAAGAATCCCAAATCATTATCCAATATAGGTCCTAACGTCAGAGGTGTTATTGATAGGGAAGGAAATTTTTACACGGAACAAAAAGTATCAGGTAAAGTACATAATGCAATTCTTGGTGTTTTAGAAGATTTGAAATTAATATCGGAAAATCGGAATTGGACTGAGGTTTTACCAGTTAATTTCATTACTGTGATGCGATTATATAATACTAATGACATATATCTCGGTGAATCGAACACGATGATGACACCAACGGAAGATAGAGACCCACATTATTATGGTGAAGGATATTGGGAAACTTTTCCAACATATGAAGAAGCAGAGCCAGTCTTTCAGAGTTTTATGAATTCAGCAAAGGCTAAAAATCCAAGGATTAACTTCATAAATAAAAACATTGTTTACACCGAATATATAAAAGAATATAATAATTCTGATAATGGTGTTGATGGCTTAGAAAATAGCAGTACTTTTGCAGCCGAAATTCCAGTAACTAATTCAAGTGAATTAATGAAAGAAGAAATTGAAATTAAATATAATATTAAAGAGGCAAGACAATTAATGTAATTTTGACCCATTGCGTATCTTTTGTGAGGTTCTATACTATTTATGGTCATGGAAAATAAATGGAGTAATAACGAAATTAATCTACATGGGTAAAATAGAAGAATTTATAGCAGTTATGCGTAGTAAGCCATTTATTAAATCATTAATCGATAATAAATCTGAGATTTTTGCTGTTGGTGGAGTTGTACGTGATTTAATATTAAATAAACCGAATAAGGATATTGATTTAGTTGTGAGAAACAAGTCTATTGATGAATTAATATCTGAATTGGAAAAGTTTGGTAGGGTTGATGTTGTGGGTAAATCATTCGGAGTTATAAAATTTATTGATTCAGAAGGAACTGATTATGATATTGCATTGCCACGACAAGATATAAAAAATGATGTTGGTGGATATCGTGGTTTTGATGTGCAAAGTGATGCTAATTTATCTATTGGTGCTGATTTAAGCAGAAGGGATGCGAAGTTTAATGCAATGGCAATAAATTTAAATACTGGAAAATTTTTAGACCCATTAGGTGGATTAAAGGATATTGAAAATAAACAAACATCGGCAGCAAATCCACAAGCATTTTTAGATGACCCACTGAGGATGTTGAGAATGGTGAGTTTTAGTTCACGTTTTGGTTTCATAATTGAGCCAAGAACAATGAAAATGATTCAAGACACTGCCGAAAGAATAAAAGAGATAACACCCCAAAGAATTTTAATTGAGTTCGATAAGATAGTTAAAAAGGGAAATAAAAGGATTGCAGCACAACTGTTGAAAGACACTGGATTATTTAAACACATATTTGGGTTTGATATCCAGCAATCAACGATTGATAGGAGTCCGTTTGAAGACACACGTACAATGGGTGAATTTTTATATCTATTGACACGTCTTCTGCCAGACCCTGCAACATACTTTAAGACAAACATGAGGGGTGATATTGATACCTACAAAGAAATTAAAGCACTTAACATGGGTTTGTCAAATGAAAATGAAAACCCAATTGCTTTAAGGTCAGTTGCTTACAATATGTATGGAACATCACCACAGTCATTACAAAGTCAGATACTTCCTACTGCTCTTAGGACAGCAGCTGATGAATTATTGTCAGGTAAATTTCCAAAGACACTTAGTGAAATGGCTGTAAATGGCAATGATTTGCTTGAAAAGGGTTTGAAGGGTAGCGAAATTGGTCAGGTATTAAAAAAAATGCTGTTGAAAGTATATTCAGGCAAAGTTGCTAATGATAAGGATGCTCTTTTGGCGTTACTTGATAACAATGACTTAGATGAAGCATTTGGCAGAAGAACAGATGATGACGAAGAACTTGAAAGAAAATTATTAATCCAAAAGTATGACGAAATTGGAGAAATTGCTGGATATGTTTTAAGTGTTAATCGTGATGGGAAGAGGTATTTGCCGATATTTATAAATCCAAAATCGCTTAAATATTTTGAAGCAAATGTTAAAGCACTTGGCAACATAAAAGGCAACATATATGTTGTATTGGAAAACGGTGGATTTATTCATGGTTATATTGCTGTTGGAGCTGGACTTTTTGGTGATAACAATGGAATTTATAATAATTATGATACCTATGCTACCCTAAACAGAATTGATAAGACCGATACATTTGAAATAGGTGAAATGACGTTGGAAAGTGCTATTAATAATGATGCAATGTATAATGTTGATGCAATTTTGGATGCAATTAAACAAAAGAATCCACAATATGACTACCTTAACACCAACAGAGAAATTGATAAAATAAAAGCAATGAGTGAAGGAGTTGGTGATAAGTATGCTGAAAAGAAATTTGGAATACCTGATGCTGGTAGAGAGTTTGAAGACAAGTATCAACGACACAGATTAGTAATAGATGGTGAAGAACCATTTGGTTATGTAAGTGGCTTTATTGACTGGAAAGGCAATATGTCACCAGAAAAAGTACCTGTTTATAAAAACCCTAAGTCGTTAATTAGGTTTGATTATGATGTAAGAGCAATTTCGGATAATCAAGGCAATTTATATGTTGCACTGGTTAATGAAAGTTTTAATCATGGTGAAATGGCTGCACATATTGGTTTAGTTGGTGGTGATGATACTATATATGATAGAATCACTGACTACCTTTTATTGAACAGGGTTAAGGATAAAGATGTTTTTGGGTTCGCTGATAGTAGTGAAGAAGAATATAACCAGAGCAATGAAGACCGTAAACGTGTCATTGAATTACTTGGTCTGGTTGGTAGAAGAAATTCGCAATTCAAATTCATTCCTAAGTATTATGAGGAAATTACTGGTGATAAAAATATTGATGAAAGTCTTAATGAAACCATAAAGGGTGGTACTTACATAATGTATCATGGCAGTGACCATGCTTTTAATAAGTTCACCGATGAATTTGTTGGTGGTGAAAATGCTAATGACCAAGAGGGTGCTGGAATTTATTTCACAACTTCCGAAGAAGAAGCTAATAGGTATGGTAGATACATCTACAAAGTAGAATTGAAACCAAGAAAACTAATTGATGTTGCAAATAAAAGAGTTGTTTCAGCAACTAACATAGCCAAATTAATTAAAATGTCTCCCACATGGAAAGAAGATGTTTTAAATTGGGATGAAAGTGTAATGAGAGGCTTGGCAGAAGCAATTAAAGGTATTTACAATTATTCTGACAACGAAAAAGACTTGTATCAGCAAATTGAGCATGACTTCTTTAGGTATCAGCCACGATTATATGTTCAAGGTATGACAAAATTGGGATTTGATGGTCAGTATATTAAAAAAGATTATGAAGGTATTACACATATCATTGTTTATAATCCTGAAATCATTACCATACTTGAAAGCAATACAGAACAATTAAACGAAGAAGAAATGGGCAGAGTATTATATAGTGCCATCGTACTTGACAACCAATCGAAGCAGAAACTAATTAAAGTGTTTAAGCCTATGATTCCAAAGGATTGGGAAATTATTGCACATCACATGACATTAAACATGGGTGCTATTGATAAGAAGTTTGAACAGGATTTAGGCCGTGATATTGGGTTAAGTGTCATTGACTATGCTATAGACGATAAGGTTATGGCAGTTGGTGTTGAAGGCTATCCAACCAACAAAGGGAAAGCACATATAACACTTGCTGTAAATAGGGGCGATGGTGGCAAACCAATGATGTCAAATAATTTAACCGATTGGAAGCCATTAGATTTCCCATTAAAATTAACTGGAACAGTAACAGAAGTAACGAATGCGCCAAAACTTAATGAAAATGTTGAAAATAAAAAAACAAAAGTTAATTATGGCTGTTTGATGACATTTCTTTCAATACCTAATTGGGAAAAAATTACATCAATCGTAAAACCAAAAGATTTATATGATAAAAAAGGATATGGCATTGAAAAAGAGCCACATGTGACGATATTATATGGATTTCATGACGATGTTGATGTAAACGAAGTTTTTGAAAAATATAAGAACAATCAAGAACTGAAACCAATTGAACTTGAATTAACAGGTATATCATATTTTGAAACACCAGAATTTGATGTAGTAAAATTTGATGTTCAATCCGATGTACTGACCAAAATGAATAAGATTATGAAAAGTTTTCCACATACATCGGATTTTCCAGATTATCATCCACATATGACAATTGCATATGTTAAAAAGGGACAGGGTAGCAAATATGTGAAAAAGTTCGAAAAAAATAAAAAATTATTTGGAAACGAATTGGTTTATACCGAAAAAGAAAATAGTGAAAAAGAAAGTAGCGGAAAAGATGGCTATGTTTTAAATTTAGATACGTCAAACAGTATAAATGAATCACACGAAAAATCAAAATATACTAATACTAAGGATGCATTAATAAGGTCAAAATCAATTTCTAAAGAAATGAAAGAATTGATTGGTAAATATTTAATAAGTGGAAGCGAATATCATGAAGGTGGACATTTATATGAATTAAGTAAGCCTAATGCATTACGTGAAAAATCAACAAAGGCTAATGGTGTTAGCATGGGTGCAGATAAAAATGGTTTTTATGTTTATACTCATAGGGCAAGAAGCAAATCACACCCTACACCAGAGCAAATCACAATAAAAGAGATTGAATTTATAGAAAGTACTGGTTAATATTGATAGTTTACAAGAGAAAATTGAAAGGGATTTGGGTAAGGGGTTAACCAACAGTTAACAAAATCTTGAACAATTTTACACATTATTTAACAATAGTTCTTTGAAATAATTAATTTGAAAAAAGTGATATTTTTAATTAATATATACTTATTTTAGCCAATGAGTATTTATTAATAAAATAATAATCAGCAATTTCATTTATGTTATAATTTTTCATGATTTTGTTGTTTTTATGGTAAATACTAAAAGTTTTGTGAAATGACTACGGATAATAAAATAAAAAGACTCCAAGTTTTTGATTTTGATGGAACACTTGCTAACACTGTTTCTCCAGAAGAAGGTAAACCAGCTTGGGAGAAATATTATGATAAGCCTTTTCCACATAAAGGATGGTGGAGTAAACCAGAAAGTTTAGACTTAGGAGTATTTGACATCAAAATGTTTCCAAGTTTGCTTAACCAGTTGAAACGTGAAGTTTCAACACCAGATACGTATGTGATAATTCTCACATCACGTCTGGAAAGATTACGTCCACAACTCAAAGCAGTTCTGGATGTAAATGGTGTACATGTTAATGCAATTGACATGAAGCACAACGAATTAACTAAAGGTGAAAAAATCCTGAAATATATCGACCATTTACCTGACTTGGAAGAAGTCAGCGTTTATGATGATAGAGAAGGTGACATTGAATCATATGAAGCAGTTAGGGATAGAATACCAGAAGGTATTTCCTTCAACATATACATAGCTGATAATGGTAAGTTCGGGTTGGCAGAGAATAAGCTATTGAATATCATTAAGGAAGAAATCAAGAGCTTTACAGGCGATAATGAAATTTATCATGGCACACATACTGGTGCAGCTATTAGCATTCAACGTGAAGGTGGTATGTGACTTAATACTGAACCATATATTTCATTTACCAGCAAACCACGTGTAGCATATTATTATGCTGAAATGAAAGGTGGTACAGATAGAGCAGTTATTTTAAGAACAAAATTAACAAGCGACTTTAAGCAATCACCAAAGTTTAATAAAAAAGATGGTTATGAATGGATAACAACTCGTGAAATTCCGTCTAATGAATTAGAAGTTCAAACTAATCAGGGTTGGATACCACTAAACAATTGGGACTTTATCGACAAAGCAATAAAAAATTAAAATACCTGTATTTATAATAAAATATTTACTATGGGAAAGAAATCAACAAAAGAAGAATTTATATTGAATGCCGTAAATACACATGGTGAGAAATATGATTATTCAAATGTTGAATATGTTGGAAGTAAGATTAAGGTTATTATTATTTGTAAAGAACATGGCAAATTTCTACAAAGACCAAATGACCATTTAACAGGATATGGATGTAAAAAATGTCAGTACGATAAAACATCGAAAGAAAATAAATTCACTACTGAAAATTTTATCAGTAGAGCAAATAAACTACATGTTAATAAATTTGATTATTCGTTGGTAGTATATGATGGTTATGAAAAGAAAGTGAAAATTATTTGTAAAAAACATGGTATTTTTGAACAAACACCCCATAACCATTTGAGTGGTACTGGCTGTCATTCTTGTTGTGAGTCTCGTGGAGAAAAGAAGGTTGCTGAAATTTTAACAAAAAATAATATTGAATTTATTAGAGAATTTACATTCAGTGATTTAAAGGATAAATCTAACTTATTTTATGATTTTTATTTACCAAAGCACAAATTATTTATTGAATATCATGGAATTATTTATTGAATATCATGGAATCCAACATTGTACACCAGTTGACTTTTTTGGTGGAAGAATTGAATTTGTTGAAACACGAAAACGTGATGTGATTAAATATAAATATGCAATAAATAATGGTTATAAGATGATGTGGATATTTAACATTCCACCCAATCACATAGATGAAACATTAATGAACAAGTTAAAAGAAATATCTGTTATATGAGTAAAATATCACCCAAATATTTACCACAAATCAGTGCACCGATTGATGAAGTTTTAGCAAAACTTAGCGAAATTGATTGTGATTATGAGTATATCAAAGTAAATCCAGAAGATTTGAAAGCATCCCAACCATTTACACTATCAGATGGCGTATATGATTCAATAAATGATGATATGAATCCAATTTGGATTGATATTGATTTAAACATTATTGATGGGCATCATTCATGGGTTAAATCTCTACATGGTGGTATGTTATTGACCGCAGTTAAAATAAATGTCAATTTTAAAGATGCTTGTAGGTTGTTGAATAAAATTCAGGATATCTATGAATACGAAGATGCACGTTCAGTTGAAGAAGTTGAATCACAAGACGCTATCAATTATTATGGCGGTGACGAAAATCAGTTCTTAAATAATCTGGAAGAAAGTAATGCTGAAATTCAACAAGAAATCCCAAGTAAAAACGAACAAACCGTAATAGCATACCGAAAAGAACCGATTAAGGAAAATTCTGCTGTTGGTAATTTCTTCACGCTTCAACCAATGGAAGGTTATGGCAAGTATCAGATTGAATTTGAAAACCTTCTTGACACACATGTGTTGGGAATGACATATAAAGACGGTCAGCAGCCAGCCGAAATGCTTGCTAAAATATGGTTTCCGAATGTAAATTTCGAAAAATTGGGAGAACAATATAATATGCCACCCATCAATTTAAAAAACAAAGCAGTTGCGCAAAAAGCAATGAAAATGGGTTTTGATGGTATTAAATATGGCGATACATTAATTCAGGGATTAAAATAAAAAAAGACATGGGTACATTTAAAATCACAAACATAACACACCTTTTAGGTAAACGTGAACCTAAATTCAATTCAGTATTGGACGTTGACTATGTTGACAACATGATGAAGAAGACAATTAAGATTAAAGCTGGCAATACTGTTTATTTAACAACGCCATCACTACCAATTTCGGCACACCTATTAAGAGTTAAAAATTTAATTACGGTTGTTGAAGTAAGCGATAATGAACTTGCAAGTGCTAAAGTAAAACCAACAGTAAAACCAGAAGCACAACCAGTTGTTAAAATTAAACCAGTGGTTCAAGTCGAAGAACCACCAAAGCCTGCAAAAAAAAACGTAGTTAAAGAAGAGGTAACTAACTAATTATCAGTTAACAAGTCTATTGAAGCCAGCAATTAGCTGGCTTTTTTTGTGTTATTTTTACAATAAATTCAAGATTTTCCCCGATTTTACGTATTTATAATAAATTACATAAATTTATAAATTTTTATAGGCAGAGAATATGAACGGAAAAATTAGAATATTATTCCACAATCTTGATGGTGCAGGCGTTAATTATTTTAGAACATTGACTCCTGCAATGGAACTTGAAAGAAATCATTCAGATGAATTTTACGTAGAAATCAATCCTACGTTAGATTTTGCTGACCCAACAATTATTGATTATTTAAAATCATTTCATATTATACATTATCACCGTCAATTTCTTAATGACCCAAAACAAATGGCTGAGTTGGCAAAAGAATTAAGGCAATCAGGAACTATCCTAATTGTTGATATTGATGACTACTGGCAGTTACATAAGAAGCACCCATATTATCAAATGAGTCTTGAAAGTAATTTGGCTGCACCAATCATTGCAAACCTTAAAATTGCCGACTATGTTACCACAACAACAGATATTTTTGCTAATGAAATTCGTAAGGTAACTGGTAAAGATAATGTTAAAGTGTATTACAACTCTATTGACCCAATATGGATGAAACAATTTCAAAACAATTGGACTCCAGACCCAGATGGTCGTGTTAGAATTACATATATGGCTGGTTCTTGTTATGATGATGAGACTGAGATTTTTACTGAAAATGGTTGGAAATTATTTAAAGATTTAAATAAAGAAGAGATGGTTGCAACATTAAATCCAGATAATAATCAGTTTGAATACCAAAAACCTACTGAATATATTGATGAACCATATTCTGGCGACATGTATTATGGTAAAAATTCATTAATTGATTTTGCAGTCACACCCAATCATAAAATGTATGTTCACCCAACAAGACATTTAAATAGAAAGAGAATTAAATTTAATTTATATCAAATGAGTGATGTTGAAAATTATGACTTAACTTTTAAAAAGAATTGTGAGTGGATTGGAAGGAATGATGAGTATATTGTAATTCCTGAACATATAACAACTAATCAACATAAGGATAGGTGTGGTGAAATTAAAATTTTAATGACCGATTGGTTGAAATTCTTTGGTTTTTGGATGAGTGATGGTTGGACTACTAAGGATGAAAGTAATCAGGTGGGTATTTGTGGTTATAAAAAAATTGGTATTGAAACAATGGGTGAAATTAAATCACTGTTTGATAAATATGAAATAAGTTCAACATATACTAATGATGGTAATACGTTGAGAATTTTTAGTGTTCAATTATATAATTTTTTAAATAAATTTGGTTGTGCAAATGAAAAATATATACCAAGAGAAATTTTGAATTTGAGTAAAGAAAAATTAGAAATATTTTTAGAATATTACTTACGGGCAGATGGTCATATTGGAAAAAATGGAAGAAAAACAGCGTATACTTCCTCAAAAATGTTGGCAGATAATTTAAATGAAATTGCGTTGAAATTGGGAGTATCTGCCACAATAAAAAATAGGGGCATTCGTAAGGGTGATAAATATATTAAAGGAAGATTGATTAATCAAAGATATGATTCTTACGACATAAATTTTTATTTAAATTCAAGAAAGGGGAGTTTAACGCCAACATTACCCAACAAAAATATATTAATGAAAGAATATGTTGGTAATATTTATTGTGTAACTGTTCCCAATCATATTTTATATGTTAGAAGAAATGGTTCATCATATTGGTGTGGTAATTCTCACATGGGTGATATTGAGCAGCTTGAAGGTGTAATGAATGTACTATCAAACGATTACGACCTGAAAGATAAGTTCAAAGTTATTGTTTCTGGTTGGGACACCGAAGGTAATACAACTGACATTACTTTCAACCAAGAATTTGGTACAGAACTTCAAAAGCGTAACCTATGGAATAAAGATGTTGTAAAAGCCATTAATAATTCAAGGGGTGATGTTGATAAAATACCAATTCCACAGGACTTGAAAGACAAATACCGTGGTGTTATATTCGACCAAAAGCAAAGGGACATTAAGTCAGAAGAAAGTGTTTATCTGGTATATGAAAACATCCTAACCGATAATCACCGTATGATTAAAAACCCAGATTATTTAGAATGGCTTGGTAATTTCGAAAGAAATGTACAATATGAAGATGAAGGTAATTTTGCAAGACGTTGGACTCAAAAAGCCAACACATATGCACAAGTACTTGATGAAACTGATATTGTAATTGCTCCGCTTGAAGACAATGCATTTAATCACATGAAATCAAACTTAAAACAGGTTGAATGTTGGACACGTAAGCTCCCAATTGTTTGCTCTGATGTTATACCATATAACGTACACGGCAGAAACATGGAAAACTGTGTGCTTATTCCGAATGAAAAGAATGCATTCAAATATTGGCATAAACAATTGAAAAAACTTATATTAGATGCTGACCTAAGAAAGAGACTTGGTGAACAACTATATGAAGACTTCAAAGAAGAATATAATTTAGCTAACGTAACGACAAAGCGTGCTGAATTCTATAAAGAATGTATTGCCAAAACATTACAATTAGTTTAAATTTATTTATGTGAAAAAAGATATGAAAAAAGATAAGAAAGAAAAATTAATACATGAAGAAGAAAAGAAAACTCGTGTATTAGTAAAAGAAACTTTTAATGCAGAGAAATCCAAAAGCAAAACCAATCCTATGGTTGAAAATCTTGTGAAATCGGTTTTACTTAACAGAAGAATGGTAAAGAGAGATAAAAAAGCAAATAAAAAATGGCAGGATACATATTATCAGCATCTGTTTCTTCGATTTAAAGATTTGATTAACAGTCATAATGAAAATTTTGGAATCAATATCAATAAACTGGATGATAAAATTACTGATAGAAAACGTGTACTAAAAATGCTTGAAGATAAGATAGATAAAGCAAAACTTGAATTGAGAAAAACAAAAAAAGATGCCAAAATTCCTAAAAAAGGTACTTCTCTGGATTTATAAAACGGAGCGTAAAACCCACCCATCGTTTTTACGTGGGTGGGTAGTTCACCTTAAGTACCATATGATTATGGCCAGCCAAAAAAATAATATTAAGTTCACTGAGGATTGAATACAATAACTTAAATAATATTAAAACCATATTAAATAATGAAAAAATTATTTAAAAAAATATTATTGTGGGTATATCTTAAGATGCATTTGTCTGCATTTAACGTATCGTTGGCTATGCGTGAAGTTGAAATAGATATACTTAAGACTAATCAAAATAATTTAAAGGAGAGTGATAAAAAAATTCAAAGGATGCGCCACAGAAACAACATGCTTGAACAGTTCTATGCTGGTATAAGAAATGAAAAAACAATTGAATCGTATTATGAGATATTGAAGAAAGCTGACCATTTTATCAAGACTTCAACACCGCATAAAATTGCTGTTGCAACAGATAAACATTTACGTTTTGATGAAAAAGACCAATATGGTAAACGTTTTGCAATAACTGGTTTTTTTGATGAAAAACATAAGCACGCAGGTAAGACAATTGCCGAAGTACTTGAATTGGAATATCAGGAAAGAAGAACCAATGACGATAAGTATGAATTATTGTATATTTTCAATAACAAACCAATTGAAGTAGGACTTGCGAAGGTAATGGATATTATTGAAGAAAAGGGTGATAATGTGTTTGAAGTAAAAGACATTGAAAGCAAATCAAAACAATTTGAGTTTCCAATTAAAGCATTTCGTGATAATTATGTCGTTAATAAGATAGAGCAACTTGCTGAATGTGTTCACATTAAGCAAACTTCCTTTGAATATAGACAATTAGAGTTCTTCATACCACTAAAATATGGTACATCTGAAATTGAAGAAGGTTCACAAATATTTGAAGACCTTATAAATATAAAAGGGATATATGTCAAAAATGACTATGGTGAGCAGCTTGGATTTGGAATACTCAAACTAATAAAAAGAATAAAACATAACGATACTCATGAAGTCTGGAAATTCGATGGAATTGAAATGCAGAACGTGGGGCAATATTAAACAATTAAACATATGGCATCAGATTTTTTAGACCAGTTAAAAAGGGCAGCAGATTCTGGAGAATTTAATTCGGAAGCAGCCAAAAAAATTATCGAAATAGCAGACCTTGCCGATAGGAAAATGGGTAGTACTAAGGCAATTGATGCTGCAATGGAAGCAGCCGAAAGAGAAGGAGCACTAAAAACAGTTACAGAACAAGAAGCAGCAGTTATTAATAGTGCCTATGAAGAAAAAATGGCTAATATTAAAAAGCAGGATGCAATTTTATTACAAATAGCAACGCTTAATGACTTTGAGGAAATAATTAAAGCAAGTGTGGACGAAATGTTTGCTTTTACCGATGAACTTGAAATAAAATTCGCAAAAGAATTTGAATCCGAAGACCCAATGTTTGGTGAATTATACCAAAAGATTGAAAACCTAAAATCACAATATAAAAAACCAATTATTTAATTATGGCAAAATTTGAAGAAGCAGACGAAGATGTTGTAAAAATATTCGATGAAGTAAGGTACAACACTACAATTCATATTGATGTACAATTTACAGTTATTTGTAACAATAAACAGAAAACAATATGCAAGCTCGTTAAATCAAGTGACCTTGTAGAATTACTTACCGAAGGACTAAATTTCGCAATGATTATTAACGAAGTAATTTTTAACGAATTGCCAGCAGACATGAAACGAATGGTGATTGATGAAGCACTTGCTGGTGTTAATGTCAATGAAAACGGCATTGTGTCAGATAGTAAACCAGACTTTTCTACTCACACGGGTATATTGCAGAAATATGGTGGTGATAAAACAATTGTACTACATGAGTCAATCAAAACACTTTATACAGTACAAAAGCAGAAGGAAGATGAAGCAAAAGCTCAAACTAAAACCAAAAAAAGTCGAAAGCCGAAAGAAAGTGTAGAATAAAAACAGAAATCCAGACAAGTTGTCTGGATTTTTTTCTTTATAAGTATTTATAGAAAAACCGATTATAAATGGCTACATACAATATTAAGTTTCCACTTGTTGATGATGTTGAAACAAACACCTATTTTCAGTTAACCAAGATAACTAAAGACGCTCTTAGTTCTGACTTAGTACTACTTCTACTCACACAAAGGGGTGAAAGATACTATGAGCCTGATTATGGTACAAATTTATTGAAATACATATTTGAACCAAACGATGCTATAACTGGTAGTGATGTGGAACAAGAAATTAAAAGAACTGTTTCACTATACATTCCAGCACTTACTATTGATAAAGTCACATTCAATTGGAATACAGATGATAATGGTGAACCGATACTAGAAACGCAACTAAACGTTAACGTTAAATTCACATACAGCGAAGATGTGTTTAGTGAAGGCGGTGAATTAGATTTAAATTTTTAAAATATAAAATATGGCAACAGACGTAACAACCAATGTAATCAGATATGGTAGCAGGACATTTGGAGAAATCAGGACTGATTTAATATCATTAATTAGACAAACGTACCCAACAGTTCTTAGTGACTTCACCGATTCGAGTGTAGGTGCAATGCTTATTGACTTAAATGCTGGTGTAGCCAACAATTTGAGTATCAATACTGATAGGGCATTTCAGGAAACGCAGCTTGAATATGCACAGCAAGACATGTCGATTCTTAATATTGCAAAAAATATGGGATTCAACATACCCGCAAAAAGACCGTCTGTGACTGTTGTGGATTTTACTGTTATTATTCCTGTATTGGGTAATTCACCCGATTCATCATATTATCCAACATTGGATGCTGGTGCACAGGTTATTGGTGGTGGTAAAACGTTTGAAACGCAAAGCATTATTGATTGGAGTTCACCGTTAAGTAATTTAGGTAATATTAATCGTTCAATTATCCCCAATTTTGATTCAAATGGTACTGTTATCAATTATAGCGTTACTAAAAGAGAGGTGGTATTAAATGGTTCAACATCAATATACAGGAGAACAATTTCATCTGCTGATATTATACCATTCTTTCAAATAACATTGCCAGACCCTAATGTAATTGGTATTGACAGTATTATTTTGGTTGAAGGTAATCCGACAACTAATCCAACTGCTGGCGACTTCAATACTTCATCAAACAGATATTATGAAGTAGATTATCTTGCACAGCAAAGAGTATTTGTTGAAAATTATCAGGCTTCAGCAACATTAGCTGAATTGGCTGCAACAACTGGAATTAAAGCTGCTCGTTGGTTTGATGTTACAAAGAAATTCATAAAAGAATTTACAGCAAATGGTTATTGCCAAGTAACTTTTGGTTCTGGTGATGCTGATGCTGACGCATTTAAGTCAGGATTACTTAAGGTTGGTGTTAGTAATAAGTTCTTTCTTGAAAACTTTTTAAATAATACTGCATTGGGTGAAAAATTAAAAGCAAATTATACTCTATTCATTAAATATAGGACAGGTGGTGGCTCAAATTCTAATGTCGGTGCAAGAATATTAACACAAATGGGTAACTTTAACTTACGTGCTGATAGAGGGTCACGTCAGGATTTTAGACAAGCTGTTGTAAGAAGTTTAACAGTAAATAACCCAATACCTGCTATTGGTGGTAATAATGGACTAAGTGTTGAACAAATCAGACAATTGATTAAGTACAATTTTTCTTCACAAATGAGGGATGTTACACTTACTGACTATTTGCTACAGGTTTATAAGATGGATGGTAAATATGGTTCGGCTTTCCGTGCAAATGCGTTTGAAATAAACAATAAGGTGGTTATATCAATACTTGATATTGGTGCTGATGGAACTCTGTCAAATTCAAGTAATACGTTACTTAAAGAGAATATTACTGAATATCTTAGTCAATTCAGAATGGTAAATGATTATGTTGAAGTTAAAGACGGTAGAATATTCAATCTGGCTTTTGATATTGACGTATATGTTGAAAATGTTTCCGATAATCAGGTTGCAAACAGTATTATAACAATTGTTCAAAATTATATGGACGTTAATAACTACGAAATGAACGAAGATGTGTTTCTTGGTCAATTACAGTCTAAAATACTTACAGCAAATGGCGTTATAAACCTTATTGGCATTAAAGCGTATAATAAAACAGGCGGAAATTATTCAAGCAATGTGGTTTCACAAGCTTTAGTTAGTACTGTAACTGGTGAAATACAAATTATCAACAACACCATATATTCTGCCGAAGACTCTATGTTTGAAATCAAATATCCGAGTAAGGATATTCGAGTATTTTTAAGAAAGAAGGTAGGTTAATGGAAGTAATTAAAAAAAGAATTCTACAGGCGTTAACAACAGGTATAACTGCTACCACTGGTGGCAATAAGTATATTATTATACCCGATTTAGCTGCTGTTTATAACATAAAAATCGGATTGTGTTCGGTAGTTAAAGACATTGGATTTTTTGATACATATGTTTTACCTGTCCCACCATATAATCCATACTATTATTCATATGGTGGAATATCAATTCCAATTGGTTTGGAAAATTTAATGTAATGGCGTATGAAGATAATACAATCATATTCACATTTTGATGAAGGAAGTCCTTATTTAAATAGTAAAGACAATGTTGAACGAAAAATTTTAAATTTCTATAGTTTTTTTCTCAGTTATTTGACATTAAAAAAATATTATGGAAGTGTGACAATGCACTGTAACCAAAAGGGTTATGATATGCTAATAAAATATATACCGTATGATAATGTTGAAATAGTTGAAAATCAAAACTCATTTAAGCATTGGAACTATTATAAGGTAGATATTATAAAACAAATGACCGAAGATTTTATACATGTTGATTCGGATGTGTTTATTTTTGGTGGGTTATTTTCTGAATATATTGCAAATCCTAAATATGATGTCATTGTACAAGACACGTTAGCTAAAAATCAAAACATTGCCAATGATTATGTCACAACATTTAACGATTATCTTTTAAAGAACAATATTTTTGACCCAAACATATATGATGGAAAATGTTTTAGCTGTGGTACTATTGGTATGAGAATTGAATTAAAAGATGGGTATACTGGAATGTGTGATGCAATTAAAAGTGGAATTGAAATGCAATCAAGTTACAATCCATATTATATTGGAATGGTTTGTGAAGAGTTGGCAATGTATTTATATGCACAGAAGCATGGCTTGAAAACATATGAAGTGTTGCCGTTTGAACTGGTACAAGAAAAAGGTCCTTTTGAAACAGGTAATATTGTAAAATATACCCACATGTGGTTTCAAACCAAATTTGACTCAAAATATGTAAAATTAATTAGGAATAAAATTCTCAAAGATTTTCCAGAACATCGTGGTAGTGTAGAAAAATACGAAAAGGAAATAATTTCAAAAACAAATATTTTAAAAGAAATATCTTAAACATGGAAATAAGTGGTACATCAACAAGTAGGTTAGCTGAATTAAGAAAATACACGATAACATCTGTGTTTTCTAAGCAATATGTTACTGGCGGTACTTATACTACTGATGGTGTTGATTTGGCACAATCCAATACTGGTTCAAGCGTAACATATTTTCTTGGTGGTATTAAATATGTTGATATGATAACTGGCAGTACATCTGGAACTACATTTGTTTTCTATACTCCACAAGGAATCACAACCGCAAACTTTACTGACGCTCCATACTATAAAAACCCGAATAAAGAAAATATTATTAGTAATCCGAATATTGACGATGACGTATTTATAGTAAGACAACAACTATCAGCCTTTGACCAAAATTATAGGCTTGAATACATTAAGAATTTAAGTGATTTAACCACATATGCTGGTGGAAATTTCTTTAACATAGTAAACAACTCATAAACAATGGGAAATCAACATATATACAAATAATTAAACTTTTTATGAAAAAGAAACCATTTATATAACGAAACAAATAGGGACACGTTATCCCGAATTTACGCTTGTGGACAACCCAACTATGGATGACAAGGGAGTAATCCCCCTAAAAAGTAGTGGTTGGTTGAAACAAGAAGAAAAAACTAAGATACATAATTTTTCTTAGATTTTTTTAAACGGTAAATAATAATGTCATGCCAGTTGAAATTATTATCATGGATAAAAATTATATTAAAGAAACTAAAACTATTTAAAGTGAGCATTGGAACATATGGTATTACTAGACCCTCAGACGTAAGTATCAACGATATTACGATGTATTATAATTATACACCTGATAGGTATACCTTAAATAATGACATTCTTGCATTAACACCATCTGAGTTGTTACAGTATTGTTATTTACCAGCAGGCGATGAAAATGCAGTTGGAAGTGAAAATCTTTTAGAAGGTCTATATAATTTAACTCTACCTGCATCAATTTTTAATCAAATAGGAATTTATACAATCTACATTAAACCGAAAATGGTTAATAGTGTCGTTGTCGATTGTAGTGTATTATCCGCATTACCAACAGTAAAAGGTATTGTTTTAGATTTAAATTCATTACCAACTGAATTGCAGACGAATAATGCAATGCAGGGTTATAGAATTGAATATCTCGATGGTAATTTGAATAAAATAAGAAATATTGTTAGATATGTTGTGACTTCAAATAAAGTATCACCTGTCAGTGAAAATATTGGTAATACAAGTCAAAAAGCAATTAGGTATCGTTTTGATGATGCTGGCACGTTGTTATTTCTACAGTTAACTCCAAGTAGTGCATCGGATGTAAAACCAAACGCTACACCATTTATTGGAAACATCGGTCAAACAATATTGATATCCAACACATATTTCTCACCAATTGTTATTGAGGTTGATTTGGTTGAAAACACCATTGATACTATTGCAAACATAGTTGCTGGTGAACAGGTTAAAGACGTTCAAAATGGTATACTAACATACTATGACCAAGACAGAGTGATTACTAAACAGTTTAATTTATATGAAATTAAAGATAGTGTGCTTGACGTTCCATTGTATGAGGTAAAGGAAAAACGAACAACTATTGACGAAACACAAAGCTTTAACAATGTAATCTCAGTAGGATAATCATAATAATATGAAATAATGCAAAATCCCAAACCAATATTTTGGGATTTTCATTTTTATCGTATTTATATTAAAATATAAGCTTGTGGCAAAAGTTAAAGTTATAAAGAATAATCTTGACCAGAATTTAAATGGTAATTTTTTTAACAATACTCCTTCTCAGACAGTGTTTCAGTTTGGTAGTTTTGCTGTTACGTCAAATTTTGCAGGAAGAACACCTATTGACTATACAAATACATTAAGTTCATTTGTTCGTGCAGTAACATTAGAAAACATGGGTGTTGATACCACCCAATCACAAATTCTTTATGGATATGCAACTAATGTTGTTCTAAACCTTGATAAATCTGATTTAAATACGTTCATTAGGTTCGGTTCTGCATATGAATTTCTTAGAATTTCAATTGAAAAGATAATAACAGCATATCCATATAGCTTATTTGTAAATTCACAGATATTAAGAGGTGGAAATACTACATTCGAAGAGTTTAAATATAATATAGTAACCAATACTTCAATATTCAAAGTACCTGTAAGTGCTATTGTTAATACATATGGTCTTACATATAATCAGGGAAATGTCGCAATACCAGATAATAAACCATTAAGAAACCTGAACATATCATATGAAAAATATATTGTTTGGTTACCGTCAAATCCGAGTGGAAATAGCTTTAATGTTATTGGATTTACAGGTAATTCAAGCGGTAAATTATATGTGACAATTAAAACAACAGGTAATCCGTTCCCCAATGTTACTGGAAGTACTGGTCAAATGGACCTTCACATTAAGCCAAATAACTTTATTTTCGAAGAATTTAGAGCATTGTTAACCGATTATGAAAAATATATCGTTTCAGCACGTGCTACAAATTATTCTGGATTTGAATTTACATTGAATGAACCAATATTACTTGATGACGGTAGTATCACCTATTCAAATGCCATGTTATTGTGGTCTACGTCTGATGGTTATAATCTTGATATAAACACGTCTAGTTATCAGAACTTTTTGGAAGCCGTGTTGATAATTGGTGCTAAGTATGATAAGGTTAAAACTGACTTAATTGCTAGATTTTTAACACCTGCTTCATTAAAAGTTTATGACCTTACCGAAGAAGGTAAGATGACTAAGCTATTGAGAATTTATGGTGCTGAGTTTGACCAAATGCGAACATTTATTGACTCATTGGTGTATATTAATAGAGTTACATACCCAAAAATAAATAACATTCCAGACCAGTTAATAAAAAACCTATCAAGAACATTTGGCTGGGATTATTTTTCACTGGTTAATGAACAAGAACTTGTTAATAGTTTTTTAACTATTGATGAAAACGAAAGAAATTTAAATGAAGATTTACTTCCAGCAGAAATTGATATTGAACTCTGGAGAAGAATCTTAATTAATACGAATTATTTTTGGAAATCAAAAGGCACGAGAGAAGCAATCAAATCGATGTTCTTATTAATTGGTATTCCCGAACCGTTTATTAATATCACCGAATATGTTTATACTGTTGATGGTAAAATAAATCCAAACACAGTTCCTTTCACTGAATTAGATTTTCCAAATGGTTCATTACCATATGATACCGATGGCTATCCTGTTGCACCGTTAGAAACAGCAGATTTTTATTTTCAAATATCCGGCAATAGTGATAGCGGTCAGGCATATATGGATAACTTTAGGAAAGCTGGTTTTAATTTAAAAAGAACCATTGATAATAAAAAGTCATGGGTAGAAGCTGGTGCAACCAACAGGATTGATGATACAACACCGCAATATTATCAGGAAGACAGTAAATTGGTTATAAATACAAAGGAAATTGATGTGGCACTTGATACTGCACGTGGTATTGAATATGACGTTTACCAATATATATTAACTGACTTCGCTGTTAATTCAAGCGGATATACATTACCCTTTTCGTATGTTAACATATCTTTGGGTGTTAGTGCAAGTCAACAGACATTTGCAATGCCACAGAAGACACAGGGCGACTTTGAAGTAAGATATAATGGTATTCTATTAAATGCTCCTAAAAGTGGTACTACTGGTGGTATATTTACAACTGGTCTAACAACTGGTGCTACTGAACAGAGTGATTATACTATCGATTATGGCGCAAATACGTTTACTATAACAAATCCAGCTATAAATTTTGGAAATCGTAGAGACGTAATTCAGGCAACATATATTTATAGTGGTACTACATCACAAACAGGAATAACAACTTCTGTTCAATATGTTGTAACAAGAGTTAATGCAAATGTGAATGGAACAGCAATACCGTTACCAACAATGCCACGTGGTGATGTTCAGGTAACAATTAATGGTATTGCACTTACTAAAGGTACACCACAATTTGTTGCTGATTATATTGTTGACCCAAATAATACATCTGGTTCGAGTCAAATTATTATACAAAATGCCGAAGTAATTGCATATTTAAGGGTTAACCCAATGATTCAGGTTGCCTATGTTGAAGTTCAGAATAACAATGATATTGCTGCACGTAGTGAAATCGTGAGAGTAGATAGTTTCAGTAGTAGTAAAATATACTTTAATCAGTCTGCAAATAAATATGTGTATAAGTTAAACTATAAAGCAAATAATGCCAGTAATATTAAAGTATTAGTTAACGGTATTGGATTAGAGCCAAATACTGATTATAGTATTAATGTGCAGAATCTTTACGAAGTTTTCCTACCTAAAGGAATTAAATATGGCGATGTTATTAGTGTTTATTATCTTGTTGGTGGAAATGCTGTTTTTAATCCTGTTGTAAGCGATATATTTGGTGTTGGTGATATAAGCCAGTTATCATTCCTTGAATTTATGGAATTGATACAGAGAAAAATGATAAATGCCAGAAACAGAAAAACAATTTCTGACTTTAAGGGCGGCTGGTATCCATCATTGCAGAGAATATATTTAGAATACATGAGAAGGTCGTTGCTTCCAGAGAATGACCCATTACATTCTAATGGTTATACCTTTGCAAACCTATATCCGTTTTTAAATAAATATAATGCATTCTTTCAAAGATTTGTAGACCAATTGCTTTCAGCAACAATTATTTTAAGAGGTTCTGGATTATTGGTTAGAAACAGTATATTCAC